GTTCTCCTCTTGCATACGAACCGAAAAGAAACGCATATTCTGCATTGTATCGAACAAGAAGTTCTTTTATTGTTTTTTCAATTTCATCTTTAGTAAGCATAATATCGCTCCCTTTCCCTTATATTTTCTATCTGTATTATACATTTGTTGTTTCTGAAATACAATGCACAATGCAAAAATCTCAGTTAAAGTCCTGAAAATGTCTCTTGTTCAGGCAAAAAAACAATTATTTAATATCAAAAAAATAAAACTATCAAATACTTTTCTAAAAAAAATTTTTTTGCGCGATAAAGTATATGAAAGGGTTAAAAACACTCTTTTATGTACCTTGAAAAGTTAATATGATAGTTCTTTATTTCGATATTTATTTGTAAAAAAAGGTCACGTTTTCCATATATGGTATAGTTAAAATAAAATATACAATATATTGAAAAATGGCGTTGACACTCCTATATATCTGCGTTATAATTAAGATGAACAAGGGAGGAAGTCAACTATGACTGACAATAGATTTAAGAAAGTAATATCAACCATTATGGCTGTTACAATAGCTTTTACCGGCTTGACTTTGGGTGCTCCAAGTTATGCAGCAAATAGAAAGCCAAGCTCAACAAGTGTTACGAGTATAAAGGCAATAAATAACGGTTTTACAGTTAAGTGGAAAAAGAAGTCTTGCACAGGCTATCAAATCCAGTATTCGACAAGCAAAAAGTTTGCTAAAAAAGGTACTAAGGTTTTGAAAGTAAACAAGGCAAAAACAACTTCTAAGACTGTAAAGAAGCTCAAAGCTAAGAAAAAGTATTATGTAAGAGTAAGAGCATATAAGACTGTTAAGAAAAAGAAGTATTACTCAAAGTGGACCAAGACTTATAAAGTAACTACAAAAAAGGCTAAGAGTTCATCGAGCAGTAGTTCTTCAACTACTCCTACTATTAAATCTATTTCTTATCTTGATAAGGGATATGGCTTTAAACTTACTTGGAACAAAGTTTCTAAAGCTTATGGTTATGAGGTTCAATATAGTACAAATAAAAAATTCTCTGATGTTTATGATGATGAGGGTTATGTATTTGACAATATGCATAAGGACGTAAGTAAGAAAAGTAACTCTGTAAATTTCAAAGTCAGTGATAAAGATCCTGCTGCTGATAACATTTGGTATGTAAGAATCAGAGCAGAAAAGTCCGGTGGAAAGTATTCTGGTTGGTCTAAGACCGTTTCAATTCTTACTCCTGAAAGAAAAGATTATCTCAGACTTATGGATAAGGCTTATGGTGAAATGGGTATTGTAGCAACAGACAGTGAATTTGACAAACTTGTTAAAATTCAACGTTGGATTGATTATAATTGGTATTATGACAGAGATACTGTTCATAATGATGCAATTAGTGTTTACCAATTAGCAAAATATCATCATGATGGTTGTAATTCTTTTGCCGCTGGTTTTAATTACTTTGCTAATAAAGCTGGTATTCAAAGTTGCACAATCGGTGGAAGTTCAACTAAGCCATACAGAGAAGGACATTATTGGAATTGGATTAATATTGAAGGATATTGGTATTCTTACGACTGTGAGGTCTATAATCCCAATAATTTATTTGATGCTAATCATAAGCCTATGAGATTTTTAAGATATGATTTTATTGGTGACTCTTATGTACTTGATAAAGTATATACTAATATTTATACAAATTCAAATCCAAAAGCTGACAAGACAATGATCAACAATATGATCAATCGTATTAATTCAAAACTTTACACTTAATACTATATACAAATAAGTTTAAGAACTATCAATGTAAAAGTTGATAGTTCTTTTTTTATACTTTTTTAACAAAAAAAGATGCCGTTCTATTTCTTTTCACTTGGAGAATAGATGAAAGCCTATGCTCACATTCAAAATATGGAAGTGACTATATTTTGAGTGCCAAAGAAACTGTGTGAGGAGTCGAGGTCAGTGACACTTTGGCAATATTTTTTCGATATTACAATAAATTTATAGTTTTATTAAAATTTTAAAGGTGGTGAATTGTAATGACTAATAAAAATTACAAAGCATTAAATTGGTCAGGATTTATGTATCTAACCTTTTGTGGGTTGGCTGAATATAAATAATGATTAAATGAAATAATTAAAATTCTCATTGTGATTTTAATTATCTGTTTTGAACAATGGTTTTAATAATATTATTAAAATACTCTTAAGAAAGGAGAAAAATCAAATATATGAAAAGATTTAATTCATATAAAGTTAAAGGTCTTGGTAAACGTGTACTTTCTGTTTTACTTGCCATTTTAATGGTGTTTAGTTGTTTTGCAACAAGTCTTACTGCTCTTGCTGATTCATCAATCAAAGATGTATGGACTTCATCTGACGGACATTCACATCACAGATTAAAGGTCAACGGTAAAGATGCCTTTTGTATTAACTACGGTCAAGAATCAACCGGTAAGTTTAAGACTGATTCTGCTGCACTTAAATATTGGAACAGTCTTGGCACCACAAAAAAGAATAAAATTCAAAATATTCTTTCTTGTGCAGAAGCTAAAGGCTATATAAACGGTTCTGATAAAGAATATTTTGGTATTCAGAGAGCAATTTGGAATGTTGTTACTACTAAATCAGAAAAAGAACTGTCGGATTATTTCAAATCACAGACAAATTCTGTATATAAATCGCTTAATTCAAATTATTCTGATTACGCAAAGAAAGCTCCTAAGTTTGGTACAATCAAACTGGAACCTCAGTATAACAGTAGTGGTAATGTTACTTCATATAAAGGCTCAGCGACAGACAGTAACAAAGTTTTGAGTAAATTTAAGTTTACTGATAAAGCAGGGCTTAAAACTTCTGTTTCGGGCAATAAACTTACAGTAACATCAACTACAAGATTTGATGGCTTAAAAAAGCTTAAAATGACATCTAATAATAAGCATTATACTATTAAGGATAGTCAGGTTGGCCATTTTGGTAATCAGCAGGTTATTGCTATTGGTAGCCCAAATGTACTTAACGCAAATGTTAGTGTAAGAACGAGTGAAATTAACTTAGGAGATATTACAATTAATAAAATTGCTGAAACCGGTGAACCTATGAGTGGTATCCGATTTGATTTGTATAATTCAAATGGCACATACATTAGTTCAGATTGGACTGATGCAAACGGAATAGCAACTTTTGAAGGTCTTAACGTTGGAACGTACACCGTAACAGAAGTCACTCCTGCCGGTTATGTGCCGTATGGAAACACAAACAGTGTTCAAGTAACAGTAAGAGCCGGAGATGTAGTCAATGCATCAAACCATTCAAGCGGTAAATGGGTCAACACTTTGCAACGTGGTGATATTTATATCCATAAGACAATTGAGGATACAAGTACACCGTATCAGGCAGAGTTTACTCTTTACGATTTGGACGGCAATTATGTAATCTCAGGAACAACAAACACTGCCGGCGACCTTTACTTCTGTAATATCCCAACAGGATATTATCAAATTAAAGAAACCAATACATATAACAGTAATGTTATAGATTGGCAAGCAACATATACAACATATGATTCGGGTACAGGTCAAACAACAACTCATAAAGGTGCACAGATTTATGTATCTTGGGATGGTCAAACGACTTATCCATATACAAACAATGTAAACCATAATGGTTGGCTTAATGACATTGTAGGCGGTACAAACCTTTGTGATTGGGTTAATGAGATTAATTTCTCAGGTAACAATACAATCGTAAATAAGTATATGCGTGGCGATTTGAGACTCTATAAAGTCTCTGAGAAGCCTGATACAACGAGTTCAAACGGATATACATACAAGTATGTTCCTAACGATAATACAGGCTCATATCCAGCCACAAAAGGTGCTAAGTTCACAATTACAAGTGAGGCAAGCCAAAATGCATTGGGTAAAGATTTAACATTTACTACAACTACGGATGAACAGGGATATGCATACTTCTGTGATGTTCCTATCGGCTATTATACAGTAAAAGAAGTTGAGGTTGATAATAAGTATGTTCAGCCTGACAATCAAATCTTTTACGTAGCGTGGGATGGTAATACAAACTATGATGTAACAGGTACGAACTGTAGAAACAGTGTTGATTACTATGCAGACTATAATTCAAATACATTAACCTTTATTAACTATTTAAAGTATTTCAGATTTGAATTTTCAAAGCTTGATAATGATACAAATAGTTCAAAGGCTCAGGGTGATGCTTCGCTTGCAGGAGCAACATATGAACTTTATAAAGGCAATGAACTTGTAGGAACTTATGTAACCGATGCAAGCGGTAAGTTTACAACAAACTATCATATTTGTGGTAATGACTATTACCTTAAAGAAGTAGGCTCATCTAACGGTTATTACATTAATAAGGAAAACTTAAAGGTATCCGAAGATCCGTCAAAGTACACAGTAAGGCTTAATGATACTTCAAAAACCAACACAGAAACGGTTAAAAAGGGTAGAATTGAGATTATGAAATTTACCGATGACGGTTCTGATAAATATGTTACACCAGAGCCTAATGCAGAATTTCAAATCTATCTCAAATCGGCAGGCTCATACGAGAATGCTAAAAACAACGAGAGAGATTTAATTGTTACCGGTAAAGATGGCTATGCTGAAAGTAAGGCATTGCCTTATGGTGAATATGTAATTCATCAGACTAAATGTGGTCTTGAAGGTACTCTTTTAGCAGATGACCAAATTTGTAAAATTCAAACAGATTCAAGTGCATACCCTGATAACGGTGATTCAAATGTTGTAGCAGTTTACAGATATGCAATTAAAAATCTTTTAGATAGTGCATACTTAAAGCTTGTAAAAGTTGATGCCGATACAGGCAAAGCTATTCCGTACAATGAACTCCAAGGTGCTAAATTCCAGATTCTTGATAAGGATTTGAATGTAGTCAAAATGACTTATACATATCCTAAGAAAATGGTAATTGATACATTTACTCTAAATGATGAAGGATATCTTATTACTCCTGAAAAGCTTCCATACGGTAAGTATTATATTGTAGAAGTAGAAGCACCATACGGTTATTTCAATCCAAATGCTGATAAAATCGTATCAAGGGTTGACAGTAACGGTAATACGGTTTACGAGTATGATAAGAAATCTGTTGAAAAAACAGCGTTCAAAATTGATACAGTAAATAACGAAAACAAAGTTGATAAAACAGATGCTCAACGTGCTACAATTGAAGTAAGCATTAAGAATAATGTTCAAACAGCAAATCTCCAAGTTGAAAAACGAGGAGAAGTTTTCAAAACTGTAACAAAAAATGGCGAATTTTATTCAGCAGTTTATGAAGAACAAGGTCTTGCAGGTGCTGTATATACTGTTTATGCATCAGAGGATATTGTTACTCCTGATGGTACTGTAAGGTACAAGAAAGGTGATGCAGTATGTACTCTTACAACAGGTGCAACTGGTATTGCAGACTCTAAATTAAGTACAACACAATGGTTTGGTAAGTGGCATAAGCTTTATCTTGGCAAGTATGAAATCAAGGAAATTACTGCTCCGAATGGCTTCGCACTTAACACCGATTCAAAGAAAATTGAACTTGCATATCAAGGTCAAAATGTTAAAGTTTATGATGTAAATGATACTTTTGTAAATGAAAGACAAAAGGTTGAAGTCAAAGGAACTAAGGAACTTGAAGTCAATGATATCTACGGTATCGGGAATAATAATGAGGTTGAGTCAGTAGTATTCGGCCTCTATGCAAATGAAGATATTATTGCGGCTGACGGTACTAAAATTCCTAAAGACGGCTTGATTCAAAAGGTAAATGTATCTGCAAACGGTACGTTTGAATTTGATGCCGACCTTCCATTAAACTTTGATTATTATGTAAAAGAAATTGCAACAGATAATCATTACAAGCTTAATGATAAGAAATTTACGTTCAGCTTTGACTATAAAGGTCAAGATATTGCAAAACAAACAATTACCCTTAATGGCAATAAGCCTATTTCAAATGAACTTAAATACGGTAAGATTTCCGGTCTTAAAGTAGACGATTTAGGTAATAAACTTGCTAATGTAACATTTGGTTTATTCTCAAAAGATGAAACTAAATTTACAAAAGAAAACGCAATCGTAACAGTAACTACCGATAAAAACGGTATATTTGAAATTGACAATATTCCGGTTGGTAATTATCAACTTGTAGAGCTTTCTGCTCCAGACGGTTATGCTTTTTCAAAAGAACCAATCGGTATTTCGGTTACTGAGGACAAACAAGTTATCAAAAAGCAAGTTGAAAACAAGGTTGTACGTGGTCAAATTGTTATCACAAAACAAGGTGAATTCTTCTATTCTACATCAGAAAATGAAGACGGTACAACAACTCCTGTTTATAAGAATTGTAATCTTCCGGGTGCTACATTTGATGTGATTGCTGCTGAAGATATTACTACTCCTGATGGTGTAGTAAGAGCACATAAGGGCGATGTAGTTGATACAATCACTACTGATGAAAACGGTGTAGCAAAGAGTAAGGAACTCTTCCTTGGTAAGTATGAGGTAAAAGAAACCAAAGCACCAAAGGGATATTTCCTTGATAAAAACAACTATACTGATGATAATAGCTTTAAGGTTGAACTTACATTTGAGAACAGTGATAAGGAACTTGTTGTAACAAATCTTGATGCATATAACAAAAGACAAACAGTAAAAGTAAATCTTATTAAATCAATGGAAAAAGATAATATCTTTAAAATTGACGATGTAAATGCACTTAAAAACGTTGTCTTTGGTTTATTTGCAAGAGAAGATATGACAGCAGTTGACGGTTCTGAAATTAAGGCAAGCACACTTATTGAAAGAGCAAAACCTGATGAAAACGGTCTTGTATCGTTCAATGCGGACCTTCCTTACGGCTACAAATATTATGTAAAAGAAATCTCCACAGATTCTCTTTATACATTAGATGAGTCAGAGTATGAATTTGCATTTGATACCGAAGAAAACGATGCAGAAGTAACTACAATCTCCATTAATAATGGTACTGTTATTGTAAATACTATTGCAAGAGGTAAGGTAACAGGTGTTAAAAAGGATACTGACGGCACACTTGTAAAAGGTGCTTTGTACGGTTTATTCAGCTCTGATGCAACTGAATTCACAAAAGAAACTGCTCTTATGACAGCAGAAACAGATGAAAACGGTGTATTCACATTTGACTTAATTCCAAAGGGTAGTTACATTATCGTTGAATTATATGTACCTGTACCATATAAAGTAAGTAATGAAAAGATTGCATTTACTATCAGTGATGAAGCAAATCAAGTAGCATTTGATGTTACTGATGAATTTATCACAGGTGCTATTTCGGTATATAAATTTGATGCAGATTATCCTGAAAATTCATTATCAGGTGCAACATTTACAGTATATAATGACGTTGACGGTAACGGTATTTATGATGAAAATATTGATACTGTTTATAATACTTTGAACGAAGTTCAGACAGGATTTTATTTCCTTGACGGCATCAGATACGGTCATTATCTTGTAAAAGAAACTGCTTCTCCTAACGGATTTGCAATTGATGAAAATTATTATCCGGTATTCATTGAAGAAGATGGCAAAACATATAACGTTACTAATTCCGGCGAAAGCTTTGTTGATACAGCTCTTAAAGGTACTTTAAAAGTAGTTAAATCTTCGTCTAACGGCGTTGTAGAAGGTTTTACTTTCAATATCAAAGGTACAAGTACAACTGGTGAAAAAATTGATATCACAGAGGTTACAAACAGTAAAGGTGAAATCAATATTTCTGACCTTAGAGTAGGTACTTATACAATTACTGAGGTTGAAAATGATGCTACCGATAACTATAAGATTGAAGAACCAAAGACCGTTACAATTAAAGCAAACGAAACAGCAACAGTTCATTTCTATAATGAATATAATGCACCGAGTGCACCAAAAGCAGGTCTTGATAATAACTTCTTCGGTCTTGCTTGCGCAGGTGTAGGAACTTCAATTATGGGTTCAATTTCTATGTTAGGATACATTGTTTCAAAGAAGAAAAAGAATGATATTGACGATTAATCAGTAAAGTTCATGTTTTCGGAGAGTCGCATTTGCGGCTCTCTTTTTTTATGCTTTTTTAAAAAAAATTATTTTTTTATGCATATTCGCAAAAATAAAAATTTCTTGCGCGATAAATATAATGAAAGGTATTTTATGAGTCAATATCTTTCATAAGTTTTATTTTGTGTTTAATTTTTTTCTTCTTTAATTTGTTATTTTTTGTTAATTTTTATTGCTTTTTTCTATTCGTTTAACAAGAATTTTATTATCCAAGGAACTATTGAACACATCAATAGTTCTTATTTTTTTATTTTTTGACTCAAATAATTGAAAGGAGAAAGAAACTTTGTATCGTCAAAATTTTCAAGAATATGTGAAAAAATTATATGCTTTTTTGTCCGAAGCAAAGGTAATTACAGTTAATGAAGCTAAAGCATTTTTAAGGGCTTTAGGTATTAAATCTGATTATACAGATACTATTGTAAAGCGTTTAGTATCCGATACATCTGTCTGTAAAAAAGACAATTATTTAATGCTTAACTGTAATAGAAGCTTAATGGAATACACTGATTTTAATTGCTTAAAAGGCAAAATTAATGCCCTTTATATTAATCTTTTAAATCAATTTAATTGTATTTCATACGAAGTTAAATATCCTTGTAAAGCTGTTTTATATAATTCCCGAACAGGAACTGCATTGTATGTTTTTTACATTTCAGAGAACTTTGCTAATGATTGTAATTTGATTGAATCACTTTATACAACCAATATGACAAAGCTTTCACCACTTAATGTTGCATTAATAATTAATGATAAGGTCGATAAAAAATCAATTGAATTATCAAACAATTTTAATGTGATTATTACTTTTCAAAACAATAAATTTACAGATGAAAGGAAGTGAAAAGCAATAAGGTATGAACAAATATGTAATGTGTAAAAAGATTTTTGCTATTAATGAAAACTATGTTGACATATCAAATTCGCTTAAGGATTGTCGAGATTTAGTCGTTAGAGAAGATAATGACGGACTAAGAAATTACTTGACAAAAACTCTTGTTGAAAGTGAATTAGCAACAATAGAATTGCGTAAATTAATGGCACAAAACGTTGAAACAAAACCACAAATGATTGAACTTGATTCCAAGATTGTTGATGCTAATGATATCTCAATCGAAGAAAATGACAAGGTACTTTCAATAAAAATGCCAATTATTCTGCCATTTAAGAAAGTAAAAGATATCAGAAGAATATCACCTCAATTCAAGTCATCAGAGCAAAGTAACGACTACATAATTGAAGCTTTAAAGAAAGCTAACAAGCTTGGTCTTGATAATCTTTTTTATAAAGTGAATGCAATTGTAGGTGCTCTTGATATTGCAATGCAGCGTTATTGCGTGAACAGTACATACGAAGAAAGAATCAAACTTTATTCAAACGGTACTTATGTGTTTACCAATTATTTCAAGTATGAACCGGGGCAGTTATCACCTGATCCTGACAATATGGAGTACAAACAAATTATTGATATTGTGGCTCGCTATCTTTCTTGTGGTAATGATAATCATATAAAAATTATCATTCAAAATAAGCCGGCTAAAAGCTCGTATACCGAACTTAAAGTGTATCCAAATACATTTGAGCTTATTCCTCAAAAAGTTCAAAAATAAGGAAAATAGGTTGGTTAAAACCGAACCATTCCGGTTTCACCCATTGCCTTTTTGCCGATTTAGTGAGTGAAATCAATAGTTTTTGGCAAATTTCTTTATCCATTTTGTCCGGTCAGGAGATTTCTTAACAAAAATGGACTTAAAAAGTAAGTGAGGAGTGTAAGAGTTGACAGCAACACAAGAAAAGGCAAAAACGCCAACACAACAAGAAATCAATAAAGGCATATACACAACATTTGAAAAAGAAATAAAGTATGCAGACACAAGCAAAGCAATAATAAAACTACTTTCTGAAAAATATTGTATAGCTAAAGATTTTGAATTATTACAGGAAGATTTGCAGGAAAATAAATTGTGGAAAGTAAAAAAAGCAATGAATGAGTTACAAAAAAACAATTATGTAACGGCATTTGCAATAGATTGTGAAAAAGCTAACAATCAAAAAGACAGTTGGAAACTAACTAACCGAGGTACTCGATTGGCAAAGTATCTTTTCAATCTTGAAAAAACCAAAAGTTCCACAAGTGCCCGAAAGGCACAATCCTGCTGTCGAAACAGAAACATAACAGAAACGATGCTCCAAGGTACTTTACAACCAAACGTTCAATATATCAACAGTGAATATTTAGGAACTTGTTTAAAAGAGGATGAAAAAGCACCATTGAGAGGATTGTATTGCACAGGATATTTACTAACACCGGAGACTAACTATTTACTTTACAGTTTAAGTGATAGAAATATTGCGGTGTATGAAACAAGAGAAAAAAACTCATTAAGAAAAATCGAGGTACTAAAAGGTACTGAGACAAAAAAAGACAGAGAGAATTATTTGGAAGGCTTTGACCGAATAATTTTTGTAGAAAATGAAGAAGCGGTAAAAAATATGTTTGAGACTGTACCGTTTAATAAATGGTGCAAGAAGAACGGCAAGAATTATGCAAGAAATTATGAAAACGGACTCTTTTATAGAGATGAAACGATAATGAGAGGACAGGCTTTTGTAATTGAACGAAGTATAAATCAAAAAAGTCTAATAAAGCCTTTTTATAATACACCACAGACAACAATGAGGATGTCTGAGGATGCAGTTAAGCAGTATGTGGAGATAAAGAGGAAAGAATTAGGAGAAAAAGAAAAGGCAAAAAAATATCAGTTGTCAACAGTAGAAACTGATAGATACATAGTTGTAAATCTGATAGTGCAGGAACTTCACAAAATGGCAATGATAGAAAATATCATTGAAGATAAAAATGAAAAGCGCGAGGTACTTGTTTTTACAACTGAAAAACAGATTGATTTTATAGAACGTTGTTTTGGAAAAGACAACATAAAGATAGCAAAGATTGGAGAAAATGAGCTTGAAAGATATTTGGAAGAAAAGAGGAAACAAAATATGAGATAAAACGAAAGGGTGACGGCAACGAAAAAGGAAAAACTGAATAAAGAAAACCATTTGGATAAAATGTCAAAAAAATTTGAAAAAACCAAATTAGGTGGTTTCGTAATAAGGCATAAATTGTTAGCCGGAATGATGTATTTCATAGGGTGGTATTTGTCGGGTGTTTTAAGTCAAGCGTTATACAAAAGTCATTTGCTTATGAGAGCACCGGATAAAGCAGATAATTATGAAGTATCGTTTGGATTAAGAAGCTTAGTCCAATGGTGTACTAATTTTCCAACAGGGTTAATAACACTGATTGTTTTTATGGCAGTGATTTCTTGGGTGATAATTCGATTTATTGCTCCACGAATGAGAGTAGAGGTCGGCACTAAAGAAAAAGAAAGAAATGTCATAAAAAGCGATAATGACACATATGGTACGGCTGCACTTGGCACAACAGAAGAATTTGAAGATGTAACACAGATTGGAAAGATTGAAGATTGTAAGGGAATAATTCTTGGTCAGGATAAAGAGAGCAATGAAGTAATCACATTACCAACGGCTGAGGATATGAACTACAAAATCAAAAAGAATAATTGGACTTGGGATGATATTAATAACAATACAAGAAATAGAAATATTCTTGTAATCGGCGCACCGGGTACAATGAAGACCAGAAGTGTTATTCAAACTTCAATATTGCAGGCTGTACGGCGTGGAGAATCAATTTTTATGACCGACCCGAAGGGTGAAGGTTATGAAAAGAATAAATCAATGCTTGAATCACACGGCTATACTGTTAGGGCATTCAATCTAAAGGACTTTAAGAATAGTGATAGTTGGAATATGCTTGCTTCTCTTGATGATAATGATGATGGAAACGCAAAAATATTTGCAGAAACTGCTATAGCAAATGCCGGAGGAGACAGTAATAGCAAAGATTCATATTGGAATGATAATGCTATGAACTTCTTAAAGGCTTGCTTGTTATTACATAATACGGATAGTTTTGGTGCACTGTATGATTTTGTGACAGGTACTAATTTGCCGGATTTTGAAACAGCATTTGCAAATTCACCTGACAGGGTATCTGCGTTAAGGGCATTTAAAGCATTTAATCAATGTTCAGAACAAGTAAAAGGTCAAATCATAAACGGTCTTGGAATTATGATAGATGTATTCCAGCAAGATAATGTTAGAAACATAACGGATTCAGACGAAATAGATTTAACATTACCTGCGAGAGAAAAATGTGCATACTTTGTAATTACTTCTGATCAACACTCAACATATGATTTCCTTGCAATGTTGTTCTGGGTAATGAGCTTTATTAAATTGATTGAGTATATAGATAAGCATAAAGATGAAAATGGTGACCCAACAACGTTACCAATCAATATGCTTTTTGATGAATTTAGTAATATAGGTATTATTCCAGACTTTAAAAAGAAAATATCTACAGTAAGAAGTAGACATGTCTATTTAACATTGATTATTCAAACATTACCACAATTACAAAATAGATACCCAAATGGTGTATGGGAAGAAATTGCTGCTTGCTGTGATATAACAATGTTCCTTGGTACGAATGATTTAACAACAGCAGAATACATATCCAAAAGAACAGGTATTATGACAACAAGTGTTAAGACGGAAAACAATATGTACGAAAGAGACAGAATCGCACTTGATAGAGATGCAACAAGTAGGGAAGTTACATCAGACGGTCAGAGAATGGTAATGACAACTGACGAAGTACTAAGAATGAAAAACACCGATAGCCTGCTGCTAATAAGAGGAATGAATCCTCTGCTTTGTAGGAAATATGATTATACGAAGCATCCAATGTCAAAGGAATTAAAGAAAATCCGAATTGAGGACTATATTCCACGATGGAGGCAGAGGAAAATCAATTTTGAGAAAGAAAGAGAAAAAGAGGAAAAGAGGATAGCAGAAGAACAAGCTGCCGAAAGGGAAAAACGAATAGAAAAAGCATTAGAACGTCAACAAGAGTCAACTGCTCAAGCTGACAATAAGACAAAAGAAACAACAAAGAAAACAACAGAACAAAAATCTGATTCGAGTGTTGGAATGAGCATGAATGATATGCTGTTAAATTTTGCTATGCCGGCAGACTCGTCAAATGTAAACGAAGAACTTGAAGAAGATAATGAAGAATAAAATTAAGAAAGGAAAACATTATGGCAAATAGAAGAACTACAATTGAAATCCCTGAAAGCAAATTGCATAAGCAAGAGCAGGAAAAGAAAAGGGTAGAAATGTTCCAGACATTAAATCAAAGCTTAGCATCTGCAAATAAAGCAGTAAAGCATTACTTGTCGATTAAGGTAGATGGTTTGTGGCCAAACGAGAATACCACTGATATGGGATTGAGATATTGCGCATGTCATCAGTATGGTGAATGGAAAATAATTGTACCTGCTGCCTTGATGAATTTTGACGAAGAAGTAATCAAGGGAAAAGAACCATATCAATTGCAAGGAATATATCAAAGTTACATAAACGAAATGGTTGATGCAACAATTGATGTAGTTGTAATAGCAATAGATACAGCAAGCAAGAGAGTTCTTGCAAGCCGAAAGATGGCAATGGACTATTTGGAAGAAAGAAATTATTTCAAAGAGGACAAAGGCGGTTTAAGCAAAATTGAACGAGCAGTAAGAGATAACAAAAACATTGAAAGCAGAGTTATCACAGTTCGTGAAAAATGGGTATTGCTTGACGTACTCGGTCATCAGGTCAAAATGCTTGTAAATGATGTAGGTTGGAGATTTGTGCCTGATGCAAGAGCAATTGTATATGCAGGGGATGTAGTACCTGTAAAAGTAAAAGAATTGAATATAGACAAAGAGAACAAGAAGATTGAAATGCAAGTAAGTATGAAAGAAGCATTGCCAAATCCAAATGTTGCAAATTCAAAAAAATATCCGGCAGGATCAACATGCACAGGAACAGTAGTAGCAATAAGCAACGGCGCATATTTTGTGCAGACAGGTGATTTTGTAAACGGTGTGGATATACTTTGTAAAATCATCAATTCACCTGAATTACCGGAGGAAAGAGATAAGGTGCTTGTTAAGATAGGCTATGTGAACGAAGAACAAGGAAGAATCTTTGGAACAATAGAGCGAATTACATCTAAGCATAATAGGATGCTGAACTTATAATGCATAGCACGCATAATAAATATTACAGTAATTCGTATATAATGGCTATAATATCCGGTATGACCGGAAATATATTATCAGCAATATTGTTTATTCAAGTAGCATTGGCTAACAACAGTCCGGAATTTCTTTATAAACCGCAAAAGGTAAAAACATATAGTATAGCGTGTATTATTGAAATTATCTTTCTTGCAGTTCTCTTGCTTATATCATTGATTCAAATACTTCAATAGTTAAAAAGACTATCTTTCTGAATAAACGGAAGGATAGTCTTTTACTATTTCTTAATTATTTTCTTCATTGCTTTCTTCATAACTAAATTAATATACTTCTGTAGGAGTATAGTTGATGACTACTGCAAATATGTTACTCTATGTATCTTGTTTAATTTTAAACTGGTCGATTTCGACCGGGTTAAAATTCATACTATGCTTTTTATCAATAGACTAAGTTAGTATTAATATAATGCTGTTATATATTGTTTGATTTTAAACCAATCGATTTCAATGGGGTTAAATATTATTTATTATTCCTTATTCCTAAACGATTATATTGACGACAAAAGTAAAGTACAGTATACGATTATCATAAAACCACAATTAAAAGCCTGAACAGAAATAGCAGCAGGAATACAACAACACCATTTTAGCAGAAATAATTCACATAGTAAAAGCCACAAACCTGTAGGCGAACATGACAAGTAAAAGATAATTGGATATAAAATTAATACAGTAGAACGTTTCTGTTGAATTTGTAAAATTATCAAAATGTTTCTAAAAAATTCTACAAACTTTCAAACAATTTTTAAAAGTATCAAAATGATTTTAAAAGTTTAAAAGAAAAAACAGCAAAATTTCAAAAGTATCAAACGATTTCTAAAAGTATTAAACAAATTTAAAAAAGTTTAAAAAGTTGATTGTATACTTTTAGCACTTGACAAGACGATAATATGAAGATTGTAAAATCAGTAATCGAACATTTGTGTACTTGTAGTGGAGATATATAATTGACTTCTATTTGTGTATATACCTGCTGCGCCTAAAATCGTTGCTCAGAGTGCACATTAGTCGACAAAAAGTGTTTAAATTATACATTTAGTACAATCTTCTTTATAGGAAAAGCTTTTCTTACTATTACTCATTGTAATATTTGAGAATAGGAAAAAACCGTGGAAAATAATTAGCAGTAGGTAAATAAAAAAAGACTTCACAAGGCTGAAAATGACGTTTTTTGACTGCTCAATGTTATCGTAATTGTCTGAAATATAAAATATTGAAATAAAACGGTGTAGAAAGCCACAAAGAATGTTTAATAAAAATTGTTAATCGTTGCTTGCAAAAAAAGCAATAAAAGACTTCATCTTTTTCACTAAATTTTCACTAAAAATTCACTAAACTGCGTAAAATAGTAAAAATTTGCTTGGTTGTTATTGCGTATTGTAGTAATATTAAATCGTTCTGTGCAGCAGGCTTGCAAAATTCTTGCATATCTCTTGCATATCGAGATGAGATAATATATACTTTTAGGTAGTAGATTATGTAAAAACAGCCTAATGCTAATTCCTGTTCGGGCAAATTGCATCAAATTGAGATTTTCGTTAGCTGTATTTTGCACCTTATTGAGATTTTTAGGGGGAAAGCTATGGATATAATACATATAGATCCAAAAAGTTACGAACTATTAGTTGATTGGGAAACTGAGAATGACCTCTTGGTTAAGAGCGTTGCACCGTATAATAGGTGCTATTTTGACAAGGTGGTATTGGATTTTGGAAAGTATCCTGATGGAGAAGTAGACAAACCATTAATTGCCTATTTTGAAAAGAAAAATGATTATGTGAAATTTAGGATAAAATATGATAAAAAGCAGATAACAAAAGGGAAATTCATAGCAACTCCTGAAGGTGACAATGATTACGGTATCTATTATTTTGTTTCAGACGAAACAGCACAGGAAATGACTCGTGATGATGCAGAACACATAATTCAAGTTATTGTTACAAGCTATATAGCTGTTAATGCATTGCTATTGTACGGTAATTTGGTAGATGGCACTTCTACAACGGTAAGAGCCAAAAGTGATGAAGATGATAAACATTATTTCATCAAAGAATACGATAACAAGCTTTACGCTGTAAGTTCACATACACACCGTTCACCGGAAGGTATATTTAGTGTAAGAGGGCATTTTAGAAAATATAAGAAGAGTGGGAAAGTCATTTGGATTGATGAGTACCTAAAAGGCACAGAAAAGGATTAACCTGCTGCAAGAGGAAAACTATATATAGTGTATCATTAATTTTAGTTGACAAAATATAGGATTGGCGATATTATGAGAAAAAATGATAATATCGTTAAGATATTAGAAAGGAGAAAAACTTATGCAATATCATGTATATCAGAGAACATATACTACCGACAGAAAAGGCAAAGACTGGACTGCTGATGAGTTGGATGATTTAACAATGCAATTGACCGAAGATATGGAAATTGATTGCGGCGCATTTGATGACCAAGCTGAAGCTGAGGAAATGTTTGAAGAATGTAAGGCGGAATGTTCATCTAAATATACCGATGATGATAAAGTGGTATTCGATTACTTAACTTTGGAAGAGGTTGAGGAAGATGCCTACGGTAATATTGAGAGCACAATTAATGCTACTTATGTTGCACCGGTAGAGTAAAAATATAAGAAAATATAATATATTCTGGGAGCAGCAGGAATGTTGCTCCTTTTTTGCGAATTTTTTGTAAAAGTTTTTAAAAATCATCAAAAATCATCAAATATTTGCGATATATTATATGTAAATACTTTGTTGAGAAAGGATGATGATATTATGAGTAATTATAATTTAAAGATATTTACAGAAAACATTGAACCTACGGCTTTAAACCAAATATACGAATTAGTAAAGCAACCTGCATTTTCTGATTGTAAGGTAAGAATAATGCCGGATGTACATGCCGGTACAGGTTGTGTAATCGGATTTACAGCAGATTTAGGAGAAAAGGTGATCCCTAATATTGTAGGAGTTGATATTGGCTGTGGTATGCTTACAGCAAAGTTAGGTAAGATAGATATAGACTATGCAGAACTTGATAGAGTGATTAGAGATTATATTCCTTATGGAAGAAATGTAAGAGATGATGCAATAGAAAGTAATTTGGATAGTGATATTGATAACCTCAAGTGTTACAAACATTTAAAAAATATTGATAGAATTAGATGCAGTCTTGGTACACTTGGAGGCGGAAATCATTTTATAGAAGTTGATGAATCTAAAGATGGCACAAAATACTTGATTATACATACAGGTAGTCGTAATCTTGGTAAACAAGTTGCAGAGTATTACCAGAACAGAGCCATTGAAGAGATGTCAGGCAAGGATGAACTTGAACAGCAGTGCCAGAATCTCATAAAGCAATACAAAGCTGATGGCAGACAAAAGGAAATTGAAAAAGCTTTAAGTGAACTTAGACGGAAGTGGCAAAACAAAAAATTAAATGTTCCAAAAGAACTTTGCTACTTAACAGGTCAAAGCAGACTTGATTACCTTCACGATATGACGATTTGTCAGCAGTTTGCATCATTAAATAGGCTTCGTATTTTTCTTATTATTGCAAGAGCAATGGGATGGGAAGTTGTTTCAAATGTTGCTGTAACTCACGATGCACCGGATTTATTTGAAACAGTACATAATTACATTGACTTCACAACCAACCACGATACTAATATGGTCCGAAAAGGTGCAATTTCTGCCAAGAAAGGTGAATACGTATTAATTCCTATGAATATGCGTGACGGATGTATTTTAGGAATAGGAAAGGGAAATGAGGACTGGAATTGTTCAGCTCCGCACGGTGCAGGACGGCTTATGAGCAGAAGTATGGCAAAAGATACTATTTCTCTTGATGAATACAAAAACTCAATGCAGGGTATCTACACGACCTCTGTGTGTCAAGAGACAATTGATGAGTCACCACAGGCTTACAAATCCAAAGATGAAATTGTAAAACTTATCGAGCCTACTGTTGAAGTAATTGAGATTTTAAAGCCAGTATACAACTTCAAGGCAAACTAAATCTGTTCTGCCATATATAAATTGTGATAAAAAAACAAGAACCTATTATACTTGTTTTTTGTTTTATTTACTTTTATAAAGAATATTTAGAATGTGGAGTGAAACCTTATAAACCGCATCATAAGAAATATAGAAAAGAGGTTCAGCATAAAGGACAGGCGGATGGCGATTTGTATATGGTTGATGAAAATGACCATCCGATAGTACCTTATGCAAGAATTTTGATTTGTAAGAAAGTGGGTATTTGATATGGATTATGATTATAGAGATTGGACTGAAAAGCATAATAAATGCGTAGAAGCAGTTAGGCGTATTTGTGAATTAGATTCAAAATATGATATTAACAGATGTGCGTCTGCAACTGCTGTTATGAATTTTTCAATGCAGGATATAGACGGTTATTTTAAAAACAATAATCAGACTTCTGCTGAATTATGTTTTCTGATTAGAAATATAGATGTAATAATTACATCTATCCTTGATTTGAACCATGACTTATTAGGTGTTGGTCTTAGTAAACAAGATAAAGCCATTAAAAAGTGTTTTAATCAACCTGAAATCATACACGGTTTTCGTACTTTGCGAAGTTTGATTTTAGCACATCCCATTGATACAAATTATATAAATGATGAGGGTCAGAGGGAAACAGTGTATTTAGAAGACATTCTGCCTGCAAATAAACTGATAAAATTGGGAAAACGTGATTATACATTAAGAATGTGCTGTCCAGATACAGAATTTTCTCATTTTAAGCCATTAAAAATTGATACGGATATAATTCCCGTAATCAATGAAATTGTGAATGGAATAAAATTGCTTACAGGAAAGTTGCAAAAGATTATTTCTGAATATGAAGAAAAACTACAAAACGAACCTTTAATTATCGATAATTCAGATATGGAAAAATATATAATGACATTGGATAATGAATTAAAGAGAAGGTATCCGAGTTGTGTTACAGATACAGAATATGATGATGGCTCTGTAAAGCATTATTCTATTGTCTATGATCGTCTGAAATATATTAAAGTATCTTTTTTAAGTAAAACACAAGAAAAATATAATATTTTTCTTGATTATATTATATCAGAATTAAAGCGTATTGAAAACGATTTACAAGCAATGACATATGATTCAAGTGAAAAATCATATTTTTCGTTATGCCACAATCCTGATTTTGCAAAGAATGAATCCTATGCAAAAGAAAAGATGATATATTTATATGAAAGCAATACTACTTCTTTTACTGAAGAAGACATCTCGAATGCAACTCGTTCTAATGCTCTTTGGGGTGTTCAACAGTTTAAGAAGCTGATTCCTTATATTGAACAATATATCCCTGTGGATACAACGGTTTCAGATAGAGAGTTATATTGTGAATATGTAGCTGCAATTTACCTAAGTAATATATCAGAAAGGAACTAATTGACAGTAATCTACAGATGCTCTGTAAAAAATGCAACAATGACAAAAGTAATCAGTGAACTAAAACAAAAAAGACAAGTGCAGCAGGTTTGCACTTGTCTCTTTTTATAATTGTACATATTGATTTTTGACAAAAAAATAAGCACCGAACTAATCCGGTGCTTTTATATGAAACCAAGAAGGAGGTAGACCGTCCTTGGGTTCAGTTGACTTTAAGAAAGATTGAGTATCTATACCGTTTTGTAAATTGAAATTTTAAAATATTATATTAGTCCTGAAAACAGAGTGAATTGACACACAATCTTTCTTTTGTCTTGATTATATCACAAGTTTAAGGACTTTGCAATATAATCAAAGCAAAAGTGGAAATTATCACATCCGGGATTTAAAACCGTTAAGCCGGAATGTTTATTATTAATAGACCATCTCGTAAATTTGGTAAAAAGTCAATGGCTGTTTTAAAAATTGTAATAATTGCAGTTTGTTTGATTCACTTATTGCAAATATATATGCAGGAAATTTTAAAAACAACTATGAAATTAATAAAAAGATATTCCACTTTTGCACAAATGGATGAAAAATTTAGTTGAAATGCTTAGAACTGATTACAAAGAAATTGATTATATTGTCAAGGATTTGCTTGAACCGGGTACATACTTACTGTCAGGTGCACCGAAGTGTGGCAAAACCATCTTAGCAACACAATTAGCAGTTGTAGTAAATATAGCTAAATTTCGCATCCATATATATCAAACACCTAAAAGGTGATGATAATATTTTAAGAGAAAGACAGAAATGATTACTTAAAGAACAAAAAAACACAATGGGAAGCTGTGATAAAAGAGGTGACAAGTATCTCCCTGTCTTTCTGTCTTAATTATACTACACTGAATAGTAGGTGTCAATAGGAAAGCTGTGAATTTTTTGCGAACATTTACTCCATTATGATTAAAGTAAAAAGCACCGGAAAACCGGTGCTTTAAAATTATATAAAACCAAAGAGGAGGTATAGTCTTTAATTTTTGTTTGATAAGAAAAAGCAAAAGAGAAGAAACAAAAGCTGGTGAAGCCTGTTTGATTCCTATTGTTAAAAAAGTAGTCGATTTTATGGCTGATAAAAATAAATGGCAAAGTTTGGAATTTCTTATTTATTTTATGCTTACAAAAAATCGAAAAAACAGCTTTAATACAGAACATTCACTGGTTAGTTAATAATGTGAAGTTCACTCCTTTGCTTTTCTAACTAAATTGTAACACACTGAATAGTAAGTGTCAACAGAAAAGCTGTGAACTTTTTGCGAATTATTTCCTCTAAAAATAGTGCTTTTAGGGGATTTTTTCTTTTTGTAAAAGAACTAAAAATTTCATCTCCAAATTTTTAAAATTAACATTTGGAGGAATTATATCAGCTACGATTGATGTTCGTAATGCCAGAGATTATCATGCTGCCATTGTAGCTTTTATGTCTTTTTGCAAAACAAAAGCCCGGCATAAGCCGAGCTTAGATATTTTTACTTTTGATACTACTCATTAGAAAATTCAGTTGCTCTCTTGTAAGCATCTGAGGTAAATATTTACGATATTGTTTGAGAACAGTATCATTGTTGTCCTTTTTTGTGAACTTAATTCTGATATTAACACTCCTATATCTTTAATAACTTTTTGAACCCGGAATATATTCTTGCATGAGATAATCCCAATTTACCAAGTATGTACTTTGATTCATTTTTTGTAATGCTCTAAATTTACAAAGTTCACGTAAACGCTCACTTACTTTTGATTGAGATACAGAAAATTTGTCGATAATTTCCTTCTGCTTAAATGTAACAAAATAATGATCTTTACATTCATCAAAGAAAAACTTGTTTTTACGAGGTACTACAAGTTCATTATCTATTACTGCTTTTGGCAATAGATATTCAAGTAGTTTTATGTCGTTCTTTGAATATTGTAACATTTCGTCAATTCTTTCAAATACTTTCATTAAAAAAATCCTCCTTAATATACATCCTGATGGTCCTGCACAACAGAATCATCATTATTAACGTTATTGTTGCCGGGGAAATTGTCTTTGCAAGAATATTGATTGTTGTGTGCTTTTACACGTTTCTTGTATTTGCCGCCTTTAATAATCTTTACAACAGCTAAAACTGCATAGAAAACTGTAAGCGTAAGAGCATACAAAGGAATAGTTTTTACGATAACACTAACAGTATTGCTGTAACTTAACAGATTTGCAAATTTTACAAAATGATTTTCCAAATAAGCAAATCCGAAATATGTTACTGCACACCAAATACAATGGTATAACATTTTACCTAAAGCACTTTTGCTCGACATGTATTTAGCATTACGTAAAAATAATATTACATTACCTATTACATATATAATTATTACGACTTGGATTACTTTTACAATAGTTTGAGTATCCATTTTTTTATATCTCCTTTTTACACTATAATTATACCACACCTACTATTCAGTGTCAATGCTGAAATGGTAAATATTTCTTTAATAATAGCCATTTTTTGTAAAAAGAAAAAGCCACCAATAGGTGACTTATTTTTTGGTGCTATTTCTTTTCTGAGCTGATTTTCTTTTTTTAATTTCTTTCCTTATCAGCTCTTTGACAAATTGTGTTTTGTTCGGTAGAATGCCTAAGAACTCAATGATATCGGCATCATATTCTTTGTTCAGGGTAAATGTAAATTGTTTTAGATTAGCATTTTTATACTCTAAATTATATTTCTTTTTATCAAATTTTTTTGTTTCTTCTGGCATAAATACAATATCTCCTAAAAAAATAATTTTTTTTAAAAATGGCCTTGACACCTACTATTCAGTGCGTTATAGTATAGGTGTAGAGGACGTCAAGCCCCCTCTACTTCATTTAAACACTCTTTGTTTTTTCCCAGAGACAAAGAGTGTTTTTCTTTTTTGGTTATTGGAAAAAAATGGTAATTATATAATACTTAATTATTATATCATATTTGTTATAATCATACAATTACAAAATTTTAAATTTTTTTCAAAAATGGCCTTGACACCTACTATTCAGTGCGCTATAGTATAGATGTAACAGAGTTACAGACTTTGTTGCTCCTTTCTGCTCTTATTAGAGCAACATTATTGAATACAACCGCAGGAACTGTGGGGTTAGCCTATTGATACTGTGTTTGTTTAAGAACACTTGAGTAGGAAGCTTGGCATTCTAATGCGAAGCAGTTCACTTTGTTTTTGGTGTTTGTCATTTTTTTGTCTTTAATGATCTACATCAACTCCTTTTTTATCACTTATTGCCAAATAAGTGATGATGTCTTTTTTCAAAAAAACCTTTTGATTTTTAAATCGGAAGGTTTTTTTGTTTTTTTTGCATTTTTTTAGTAAAAAATCAAATTTTTTTTGCAAATTTTTATGAAAAAATGAAATATTTGCGATATATATATTGGAAGCATTTCCAAATATATACAAAATGCCAATTGAATGGCAAAAAGAAAGGAACATTTTATGTTAAAATTTTTTACAAATTTTAAATTCAAAGAAGGAGAAAAGGAAAAAATTCAAGACGAATTAAGTCGTATCGAAAAACATTTTTCAAAAGAAGCAAAATTATATTTAAGAATTATGTTTGACGAAAAGAAAGAAATCTATACGTCAAGTGTTACTACTAATTTTGCTAAAAAACTTCTTGTCGGAACAGGCGAAGGCGTAACGTGTGTTGTTGCAACAGATGAGGCTTGTGATATGCTAATTCGTCAAATTAGAAAGGAAAAGACAAAGAAGTTTGACAAAACCGGCAGAACGCCGCTGTCTGAGCTTGCTGCTGAACAGATTACTTCCGATGAAGTGTCTATGGATGATTTTGAAAAATACGGTATGAGTTCTGATAGAATTACGAAGGTAAAAAATATTTGTGTAGAACCTATTACTGTTGATGAGGCAATTGACGAAATGGAAGTTCTCGGCAGAGATTTCTTTGTTTTTAACGATCCTGACGGTAATGTTAATGTCGTTTACAGAAGAAATAAAAACAAAGGGTTCGGACTACTTAAAGGATAGTATCTGAAAAAAGGAGGATATTTTTTTGGAACAAAATTTAAACATTAATGACTTATTAAGCTTTAGTCCTATGGATTTAGCTCAGATATTAAATGATACATTTATTTTTGATATTCCGTGTCAGATTGAAACTGAGCAGGAATTAAACGAAGTAGGAAAAATGCTTGCTATTACAAGCAATCAATATTCGTTTTTAACATCAATGTTATCAATTGCAAAAGTGAATGTAAGAAAATATAAGAGAGCTAAAGCTAAAACAAGTTACGAAGATACAGTCGATAAAAGGGATATTATTTCTTATACCGTGGATGCTGTAAAATTGCGTCATAAAACTTTATCTCGCTTGATTACCGTAAAACAAGAGCGTAATAATGAGCTTAATATGTCGGAAAGGAGACAGTTTTGACGTGTAAAAAAATCAGCTTAAACGAATATTTAATTGAGTATAATGCTTTGTTTGACAACAAAATTTGGAAAGGCCATACTCGATGTGACAGTACCAAAATTGATGAATCCTTTGTGAAAATTACAAAAGATTTCATCAAAGAGGATATTCACAGAAATACCAACTGCCCTTTAGACGAAATTATTATTTCAATACAAAATATTAAATGCATTGGTAAAAGAGTAATAGAACTGTCTAAAGAAGACACTGTTAAATTTAACAATCTATATGCTGAGGAAATGTTCAATGCTCAATTTCTTAAAGCAGTAAAAAATAATAGGAAAAGTAAGGGAGAAAATATTCAATGACTAAGTATGAAAAATTAGAGGAATATTTCACAAAAACAGAATTTGCTGTTTTAAAGTATTTTGTTGACCATTCAGTACCGCTTAATACTATTGACGAAATTCCAAAGAATTGGAGAGATTGGTTTGGTTCAAATCATTTGTATAAATGTGAAGCAAAACAAGCTGACATCGCCAAAGAATTAGGAATAACTCCTACTGCGGTAAGCAGAAGTATAACTTTACTTCGTACATACCAAACCGTTACTAAGATAAGAGGTATTAAAGGATACATTGTCAATAAAGATTGGCTTTATGATGAATATCAATATTAAAAACCTTGACATTAATTCTTATTTGCGTTACTATAACAATAGTAATTATTATTATTTAATTTTATAGTATATTAAGTCAGTTATTGCAATTTGCGATAGCTGACTTTTATTAATTTAATAAACAATAGCCGATTAATTTTGTGTATACAAATTTAGTCGGCTTTTTTTGTTTTCATAAGAACTTTCACATAAAAATTTATGCTCAGTGAAAAGTTCAGTCGTAAGGGCAACGACAGGAGGTATTTTATGAGAACAAAATATTCAACACACTCTTATTTACTATATAGGTTCAAATATAAGAAACTATAAGAAAGAGAGGTGTAATAAATGGAAGAAACTGTAACATTGGTCGGTACACATTCGTACACAATCTATGATAACAATGGTTTTTCCATTCAAACAATTAAGCTTGTGGAAGAAGGAGGCAGAATTACTGCTAAAGGATATAATCTTCCACAAGACCAATATACCTATCAATATAAAGGAACAATCATTGAGGATAAAAAATACGGAAGACAGTTAAATGTTCAACTGTGTACGCTTTATATCAATGAAAAAGAAGATATTATTAAATATCTTAAAGAAAATATTGCTGGTATAGGTAAAAAGTACGCTGAAGCACTTTATAAAGCATATGGAAAAGATGTATTCAAGCAAGCTAAAGATTATGATGCTGTATTCGCAGTAATCAGATCTGAAAAGAAAGCAAAGAAGATAACCGAAAGTGCGCAATCACAATTAGTATCTCCTGAAATGTTTGAAATTATTTCCAAATACCAAATACAACCAAAAATACTGAACAAATTAGGATTTTCTTTTGAAGCTATAAAGGAGAATCCTTTTATTATGTCCGGTAATGTTACTTTCTATAAATTAAATAGAATGGCAATTGATTTTGGCTCGGATTTGATATGTTATGACCGCATAAGAGCAGCAGTAAATTATGTTTTAAATGAACTTATAGGTTCACGAGGACATATGTACTATCCTTACGATGAATTTGTTACAGTAACATTAAATCTTCTTAATAAGGGCGTACAGACAAAATGCTCACTTGATGATTTAAAGAAAACTCTAAGAAAAATGAACAACGATCAAGAAATTGTACTGCGTAAAGCAAACAATAAATTAATCATTTATTCAAAGTTTAATTATGAAACCGAAAATATAATTTCAGAAAGCATCATAAAAACACTTCTTAGACCAAAGGACAAAATCAGCGTAAGTAAAATTAAAGCTGCTATTAATGAAACCGAAAAAGAATTTGGTATCTCTCTTGCAGAAAAGCAAGAAATAGCAGTAAAAATGGTAATGGAAAACAATTTTTCAATTATCACAGGTTCAGCAGGTACAGGTAAAACAACTGTACTTAAAACGGCAATAAGAACCTACGAAAAAATATTCAAATGTGAGGATGAAGACATTCTCTTACTTGCACCGACAGGCAGAGCTGCACAAAGAATGAGTGAGGCTACTATGCACAATGCACAGACGGTCCATTCAAAACTTCTTATTGATGAAGACGGTTCAGTTGGTGAGGAAATAGAAGAAAAAATCATTTTTATAGATGAAATGTCAATGACAGATGCAAAATTGCTTTCACTCATTTTTAAAAATACTAAAAATGATAATGCTAAATTTGTATTCTTAGGTGATCCTAATCAGTTACCAAGTGTTGGTGCAGGAAACATTCTTGAAGATTGTATTCTTTCTGAAGTTATTCCTACAACTAAACTTGATGTAATCCATAGGCAAGCCGAAGATTCATTGATCATTAAAAACGCATTGAATATTTTAAAAGGTAATTCTTCTCTTACTCTTGGTAATGATTTTGATTTTGTAAAATCAAATACGATCAAAGACGATTGTGTTGAAGTTTTTAAAAATGAATATGCCAAATATAAAAATAATATTATGGCTGTTCAAATCATAACACCAATGAAAACAAGAGGAGATTATTGTCAGGAAACCCTTAATAATGCTATTCAAAAATTAGTTAATCCGATAGAAGACGGCGATATTACTTTCACAATAAATAACTATAAATTCCATATCGGGGATAAGGTTATTTGTCAGAAAAATAATAAATTATCTAAAAACGGTGATATTGGACTTATCAAAGATATTTATCGTGATGAAGATAATAAGTTGTCTGTCGATATAGACTTCTATAATCACATTATTTCATATACAGTTTCTGAATTAAGAGATTTAAAATTTGCACTTGCTTATGCAATTACAATTCATAAATCACAAGGTTCGGAATTTCCATCAGTTGTTATGCCGGTAGGAAGTGAACAAATGTGTATGCTTCAACGAAACCTTATGTATACAGCAGTTACAAGGGCATCAAAAAAGATGACTCTTGTTGGCAGTAAAACTGTATATAAAAGAGCAGTTGAAAAAAATGTGAAGCAAGTAAGATTAACTGCATTAAAACAATATCTTGTTAAGGCGTATAAAGAAGCAATCTAATATAAGCCATTAAGGAGGATTATATATTATGGCTAAAACATTAAAGCGTATTTGCCTTCGTTCAGAAAAAAAGATTGAAATGATTTCAAAACTTTTATCTGATGGTGAACAAATAAACAAATTTATTATGAGTTCTGATTATTATAGAGAACATTTCTATATCAGTACACCTGAACAGACAGACATTCTGTCTGCGATTGAGGATACACTTCACCGTATGATTGAAGCCGGTTGGTCTGATGATGACATTGCTTTTGTTCTTGATGCACATAAAGATGTGTTTGAAGACACAGAAGATGCAGAAGATACAGAAGACACAGATGAAACTATCACACCAATTGATTTGGGCTATTCACTTATTGGTGAAGTTATATTTCACAGAAAGGGGTACAAATTGGAATGTCAATAGAAAATTTAAGAACTCATTACCTTTATCAGTTTGTTGGTGGAGAGTTAGATGGTCTTATCTTAAGTTATCCAACGCTTAAGTTAAAAAATGTTATTAATGGCTATTCTGAGGATTTGACCGAAAAACGAAATAAAGGCTTTTTGTGCAAGCGTGAAGAACTTGATAATCAGCCGATTATCAAAGGCTATTTAGGACCTATGTACGGTGGCGATTGCTACTTAGTACATGGTCAAATTAAAAAGTCGTACAAATGCACAGATGAAGTAAAAAAACATAATAAACATATTCATATAATCAGATATGAAACACAGGAAGTATATGATATGCTTTCTTGCTGAATTTTGGAGGAAATCATTATGGCAAAAAACAATTTAACGCCTTCCAACTTACTGTCGGAAGATAATGACTATATTGAGTTTTACGATAATGTATTTGATATATTTGTCGGTTTGGATTATGTATCCGAAAAGGATCTAAACCGTGAAGCTGATAAATATTATTATCGTTTTCTCAATTATCTTAATAATAATGTTCAAGTATTATCTGTGGCAAATTCTACTTGTGCTTGGACTGATTTTATCAAAAAACATATCAAGGCTTTTAAAAAGTTTACAAAAGAACATTGGGTACGTACATACAAAGATGATTTGGATGAATTTATCTATCAATGGATAAAAGAACTGCATCTGTATGGTGCAGGATATGTTAGTGAAAGTGAATACAAAGCACTTGTTGATATGTTAATTGACCCAAATAATAATTAAGGAGGAGTTGTGAAATGACACAACCTATTACATACACTGCATACAGAATTGCATTGATGATTATTGAAAGCGAAGATTTTGAATTAAAAATTGACAAGGATAAAGACGGCAATAAAGTCTTTAAACTTGTTGATGATAATTCAGCAAACTGGGGTGATATTGAGTCTGATGAGTTCTATAATTTGGCAACAGTTATTGACAGATTAGAAGCTTATCACGATGATTATTACTTCAAGGAATTTGAAGAAAAGCGTAACCCTGATATTTTAAGTGGCAAAATTCTGCCGGATCTTTCGGATGGTAAGCCATTTGAAAAATACAGTGACCTTGCTGCTATCTGTTGGTTTATCAAAAATTCAGCAGATATTCTTAGTAAAATCACGCCGGATGTGGCTGATGCTTTTGATTATGATATGGCTTTAAGTCTTGTTGATAGATATGACCGAGATACTGATGAAGAGTGTTTAGACTATTATGTCAGCAAAATGCTTTTCCATATTTTATTTAAAACACTCTCGGCTTACAGAGTTGTTGAGTGCAATAATCATATTTATTGTACAGCTTATGATGATGCCAAGCTTTGGAAATCGGACAAGGAATTATGTAATTTGATTTACAAACAAGTTGAAACCGATTTATGCAATTTTGATGATTGGCTTAATGGGCTTCACTCATGGCTCAAAGAAAATTTTATTTATGAATCAACAAGCAATGATTCAAGCGGTAGAGCTTACCGTCAAATGCTTGAAAGAGAAGAAGAACAAATTGTTGATGACCTCAAAGACTTAGGCAAAGAAGGTCATTACTTTGACGAATATGCTTTTGCATATCTTGGTCTTTTAGACGAGTATGATAAAGCATAACAAAAAAATAATAACAAAAAGAAAAATCCATTGAGTTATATAATTCAGTGGATTTTTTTATGGAGGTAAATATGAGTAATTCATATAAAGAATTAATAGATAAGCAAATGGAAGAAACCAATGCTTTTCCAGTGAAAACTGCCACTAATAGTGAGCATTTTAAAAAAATTGTAAATGAATGGAATTTATCTTGTTACGGAAAACAACTTGTTCAGTCAGGTATTGATATGTTTATTCGCAAAAAAGATGTAAAAGCATTCAATGATATGCTTAACCGTCATCTTGAAGAACATTTAAAAGCTATTGATGAAGATAAAACCGGTGATGGATATATCTATGATATGTTCGTTTACGAATTACAAAAACATAAGTACAAATATACCAGCCGTGTTGATGATACACTTAATGCTTTGGCTATATCAAGAGAAACATTACAGCAAAATACTGTAATGAATCAAGCATTAGAAAAAGCTTGTAAATTTGTTATGAGTTTAGATGATTAAGGAGAATTCTTTTATGGAGGTAAATATGAATAATTCATATAAAGAGCTAAAAGACAAACAAATGGCGGAAACTAACGCTTTTCCTATTAAAGCTGCTTTCAGTGATGAACAATTTAGAAAAGTTGTTGAAGAATGGAATTTATCATTTGATGAAAATTCTGATGATTATTTTGGAAAGCAACTTGCTTCATTAGGATGCGGTGTACTCATCCGTAAAAAGGATGTAAAAGCATTTAATGAAATGCTTAACCGTCATCGTGAAGAACACCAAAAAGCTATTGAGAAAGACACAACAGGCGAAGGATATATCTATGATATGTTTGTATACGAGTTACAAAACTATGAATATGGATATACCGGATGTGTTGATGATACTCTTGAAGCTTTGGGTATATCAAGAGAAACATTACAGCAAAATGCTGTAATGAATCAAGCATTAGAAAAAGCTCGTAAATTTGTTATGAGTTTGGATGATTAAGGAGGAACATTCAAATGAGAGTTTATGATCCAATAGATGTGAGGATAAGCTCGGACCTTTCAAACGAGGAGAGGGCTTACGAAATATTTAAGCGTTGCTGGATTAATCAACATATTGATGACATAACAATGACACAAACCGAGGCTCTTTATGAAAATGATGAGTCTAATAAGAACCTTCACGAATGCGAAGATTCAACAGATGGTATGTCATTCGATGAATATGTTGAAGAATATGGATTTGCCAACGGTGAAATTTATCCTTGCTATGAGGAATTTCTCAATAATGATTTTGAAGATTTTCTTTATTATCCTGAAATTGAAAAAATTATTGATAATACAGATGAAGAAGAATCCGGAATGCTAAAGCTTATTTGTTATCGTTATAGGCTGTCACAGGTTTTAGGTAGAGAATGTATTGATTTTCCGAGTGTTTTTAGTGACAATAAATTACTTATTGAAACACTAAAAAAATTGAAAGTTGATAAAATTTCTTTTGGAAACGATGACAACACTGTTGTTAACGAACATCAAGAAAAAACCGATAAACCTATTCATCTATTTTTTGATGAGCTTGTAAATCTGTTATGAGCTTAAATGATTAAGGAGGAAGTTTTAAATGAAAAATTGCAATAAGCCTATTTATTACGATGAATACGAAGATTCAATCGTTATTGATGAAAAATCATTTTCAAAGCCAACAATTCTACGTGATGATTATCTTCAAATCAAAACAACAGGTCATCATTATGATTTTATTGCATCTGTTCAAAACAAAACTGACAAACCTGTTCATCTGATTTTTGATGAAGAAGTTGGAGTGGATATTGACGAACTTGAAATTGATTCATTAAATTGGTTTGGCATTCTTGCTAATGATAACGGTTACAGGATGCTTGAAGCACTTGTAAATAACAAATTTTCAAAAGAATAAATTTGTTATGAGCTTAGATGATTAAGGAGGAAACGATATGAGAGTACATTTATATAGAGGCAAGCCGGTAAGTAAAACAGATCATACACTTTATGAAAAACTCTGTAAAGATGCAGATGCTTTTAATAACGGATTTGTCTATGGCTCTTTAATTGTAAAACATGATAAATACTTTATCTGCGTAGGTGTTGCAGGTGTTTTATTAAACAGTTTAGTAAACAATGCAACGGCAACTCTGATTGAAGTAATACCTGAAACAGTCGGCGAATATACAAATTTGATTGATTGTCACGATAAAATGATTTTTGAAGGCGATATAATTCGATACGCTGACAATGACGAATATGAAAGTTATCTTGAAAGTCTTGAATGCCCTGAAGAATATGAGGGTGTCAATTTTAGCAAAATGTGGACGGTTGATGAGGTTGTTTACGGTGACAAGATTGGTTATCCTGCGTTTGATTTGAACACTCACGATTTCGATTGTAACGGACTCGCAGAGTTAAACGAAAGTGGTGGTCAATGGTTCTATGAAATTATCGGCAACATACACGATAATCCCGAATTGTTGGAGGCAACGAAATAACAAATTTTAAAAAAATAAAATAAAAAAAATAATTTAATCCCTGCTGCCAAAAGTCAAACAGCAGGGTAGGAGGTATATTATGACTAACAAAAATTATATGGTTACATACACAAAAGAAGGCAATGAAAATTTCAGTTGTGTATTGGTTGAAGCAATCAATGAAGAACTTGCTGAAAAAAACTTCAAGGTGTTTAAGCCTGATTGTGAATTCATCGGCATCAGAGAAGAAAGTAATCCTGAAACATACATCAAAAGAGGTATGTCAGTTCTCAACAACGAATTGTTTAATTCAATTGTTGCAAAAATGGATCATATTACTCTTGACGATGAAGTTGATAGTGTCTCTTTTGTTATGATTGCAAAAGTAAACAATCAAAGAGAACTTGGTGCTCTAAAACTTGATTCCAGCGTTGAAGATGCTACTTTGTTACAAGAACCACTTCCTGATTTCCCATTCTTTGTTACACTGGATTGGGATGGTTTGGAATATACAGTCAGAGCAGTTGAAACTATTGATAGCATAAATGATCCGAATTCTGATGTTGCTTACCTTTACAGAAGTTCAAAAAACAGAGTAAATGATATTCAAAAGCTTGTTTTTGGTGATAAATATTTTGATTTTGAAGATAAACTTAATCAGCTTATTGATGCGTTTTCGGATGAACCAAAAGCACAAGAACAAATCATTAATCGTTTAGCATATGAACTTCATTATGGCAATGTCAAAGGAGTTTTAAACAAACACAGTCACATCAGATTTACTAAGGAAGATGTATTAGAAGACAAAGTTCTTATTAATGCATATAAGAAATATTATCCTCAAAATGATTATTCTTTCTGTGTTCAGTCTTGGAAAGATAAGTATGAACGAAATAGTGGTGAGTCTACTACCACAGCAAGTTATGATAACCTTGATAAAGCACTTGAAGATGCATTCGATACATTCAAAGACAATGAAACAGTTGAGGTTATTGCAATTGACAACGACAATCACAATGAGTATTCGATTCTTTATCTTGGTCCGGATGATATTGCGACTGATGGTTACGGCTTTGGCAGTGTAATTGTTGCTGAGCTTCAAGATATTAAAACAATGAAAAGAGAATGCTATTTACCGGAAGATTATTAATCGGAGGTTTATTATGGCTAATACAACTGTTAAACATAAAGAACATACTCTTTGGAGTAATTATCCTTCTGATTTGAACTTTGATGATTGGAAAGATGATTTAAAGGCTTCTTATCCTGAATTAGATGAATCAGAACTTGAAAGAAAAATGTATGAAATTAATGATTCATATCTTGATGATGAGTGTATTAATCTTAATGATATTGTTTTTGATTTGCCAATTATCATAATTGGTAAAATTGGCAGATGGAACGGCACAGTAACAGGATACAAAACTATTGAATCCGGTAAGGTCGTTGATTGTCTTTATACTGATTGTGATTATGCAAAATGGTATGTAGATGAAAACAATGATTTAAGATGCGATTGCACACATCATGACGGAAGCAACCATTATCTTTACAGAACCTTCAAGACAAGTCTTTATGAAGATGAGATTGAAGAATTTAAAGATAAAATTTTAGATAACACCTTCACACAAGAGGATATTGATAAATATACCGACAGTGTTAGAGTTGCTATTCGTGAAGTTTACGGTTGGGAAGATTAAGAGGTGTTTTATGTTAGAACAAACATATAAGATAAGACATAACGAAGATGGAACAATAGTATCACAAGATGTAAGAGATATTGTTGATTTAGCTTTGGAAAATTTGATACTTCAAGGCACTAAAAACGATTATATTTTTGTGTATCGTGAAGCATCTGAAACTAATCCTGAACAGTATCCTGAAGGTTGGTACAAAAATGATTACGAGATGGTTATTCAAGAAATTATGCATTCAGAAGAAGGTTTTAACTGTATTCTTAATGCATTATCTGAAAATGACATCTTATTTGTACCGTCTCTCACAACATCAGTTTTAGATTTTATGAGAGAGTTTCAAAAAGAACTTAATAAGGAGGATAATTGATGTCTGATTTTATTGATAGAAAAAAGCTACTAAAAAAGAAACAATATTCATTTCAAACTCAGTATGGAGCATTTCCAAGGCATGATTATTTTATCAAACTTTCTGATATAAGAAGTATGCCAACTGTTGATACAGAAAAACATGCACATTGGATAGTATTATATAGTGATGTCGGATATGCAACAGCTAAATGTTCTAATTGTTTTGATTCAAAACGTGAAAATATTATTTGTGTTGACAATGAAAGTGATTTTTATCCGTATTGTCCTTTTTGTGGCTGTAAAATGGATAAAAATAAGATTAAGGAGAAATAAGTTATGGCTGAATATTTTGAGAGAGTAACTCCTATTACAACTGTAGTAGAATTCTACAACAAAAGTGTGAAGAACAACAAAGCTTCACTTTTGAAAATCTATCCGGATGCGTTTCGTATAAACAGGTTCAGATTTTCATTTGCAAATTGTGATGCAAGTATGAAACGAGTACCTAACGGCTCAATTGATTTTTATCTTGAAGTTGAAAAGGCTCTTGTGCTTGCAGAAGACATTCTTTCAAGACAATTGAAGAATGATGTTGCAAATGAAGCTGTCGAGCGTAGAAAACGTTCTGAAAAGGATGGTAAAGAATATAAATATGCAATGCCTGTGCGTTCATATCCGGGAGGTCTTAATGCCCGAAAAGCAAAAGAGAAAAAAATTCGTACCGATGGTATGGCACAGGCAAGGGTTTTAAAAATTGCCGGTGCTTCAAGCGATAAACTTGATATTATCATTTCTTGTGAATGCGGTCCGGGCAGAGAAACCAAAGAAGGATTGATTGTTCCTACATATGAGTATAAACCTGATACAATTGTAAGGGTTGGCATGACTTGGGAACAAGCAAAACAGCTTGCTGTAATGCTGAAAAGCCATTACGATGCATATTTAAGTTCTTGCTACACGTATGATGAGTTTGCTTATCAAAAGTTTCTTAGAGAACGAAATAACGGTTAATGTTGATGGCAGAAGGTGGAAATCTCATCATTCGTGTTGAGGCAATCAAGTGGTATTTAGATTATCTTGATGAAATCAATCATCTCAACTTACCGGAAAATGCGTCAATTGACGAAGAAACATTTAATTACTTGTATCCCGATGTAGACTTGAAAGATCATGACAAAACACTTGACTGTATTGCAGATTGGCTTTCAAATACATACGGATATTGTGTAAAATCGTTTCAGCTACCGTTATTTACAAAATAAAAGGTAATTAAAAATTTAGGAGGAATAATTTATGAGTTGGATCGGTGGTTCATTTGTTATGGATGATTTGAGTGAGAAAAGCTTGAAAAAAGCATATGCTTCTATTCGCTCAAAAATCCGACATGAAGCTGATTTAGAGGAGTTTCCTAATATGGGTAATGATATTATGCCTATCAAGGAATATGCTCCGGGTAAAATTTATGATAGTTTTGATGCTGCCGAACAGGTGGCATCAGACTCATTTAATGTTTGGAACAGAAAATACAATCCTACTTTTGCTTTTTATGATACATCTCAAGTAAAAACTACGAAGAAACTTCAAACATTAGAGACTCGTTTGATTAAAGAAAAAGAAAAACTAAACGAGTATATCAAAAAAACAGATTGCAGCAGTTTCAAGGCTGAGTTAATAACTTGCCCCAATTGCAAATCTAAAATAAACAAAAAGTATATTTACAACAGTCATTGCCCTCTTTGCAGAACGGATTTACGGTCTAAGACGGTTATCGACACTACAAATCGTTATCGGGAAAACATCAAAGCTCTCACTCAACAAATCAGAGAGGAGAAGATCAAACAAAAGAAAAGTTTGCCTGTTAAGTATTATGTGGAATTTTGTGAATATGTAGGATAAAAATACAAGCAAATTTGTAGAATACAAAGAATTATCGCAGTCGTGGTCATATGTGGAGGAAATAAGTTAATTCTTACAAAAAGAACATCACTTCGGTGGTGTTCTTTTTTTGTTATTTGCAGCAGGAAATCTATTGACATTAGTTGATGTTTGCGTTACTATAATTATAGTAATTATTATATTTTAATTTTATATTTGTAACATTCAGTAGTATATCCTCTTGGAGATACTGCTGTTTTTTTATATAAATTTTATACAGCACACCGATAAATTTATTAACCACGAGTTAAGAGTTTATCGGTGTTTTTTTATTTTCAGCAGAAGTATATTTTTACTTCTGTTTTTTTATATATTTTTCCATTTTAATGAATACTTGCAAATTACTTTATGCTCATCAGGTATTCAGTCGTAGGGCAACGACAGGAGGTAGTAATTATGGGAAAAACAAAATTAAATCCGACAAGGCAACTGTTAATTGACAAGTACATTGAGGCACTTGAAAGTAACAGGATACCGTTTGAGTACGGTTGGTATGTAGAGGGAATGCCCGAAAACGGTATTACTCACAGAAAGTACAATGGTATTAATGCTATTTTGCTTTCTTTTATTATGCAATCAGAAAATTTGGAAGGAAACCGTTGGTGTACTTTTAATCAGATTGCAGATAGAGATGGAAAGTACCATCCAAACGAAAAATGGCATCTTGTTAAGGGCAGTAAATCAGTACCGGTTGAACATTGGTACTTATATAACACCGAGGAAAAAAAGAAATATACAATTACTGAATACAGACAGGCAATCAAAGACGGTAAATATACCGAAAAAGATTTCATCTGGCGTTCAATGACATTTCATGTTTTCCACGAAAGTTGTATTGAAGGTATGCCTGCTGCTGAAAAGCATGAAATGCCTCAAATCACCCGATTAGATTTCATTGATACATTGATTTCTAACTTGGGCGTAAAGTACAAGGAAGAGGGTAATGATGCTTATTATTCACCTTCAATGGATACGGTAGTTGTACCACCAATGAAGAATTTTAAGAATGAATATGAGTATTGTACTACTCAACTTCACGAGCTTTGCCATTCGACAGGACATTCAAGCAGACTTGCAAGAGATATGAGCACAGGGTTTGGTTCGGAAGAGTATGCAAGAGAAGAATTAAGGGTAGAAATTGCTGCCTCGTTAATTGCTTGCGATTACGGTTTACCGGCTTCTGAATCAAATACCAACAATCATTTGGCTTATGTTCAATCGTGGATTGAAACACTTAAAAATAAACCTGATGAACTTTTTAAGGCTATTAAGGATGCTGAACAGATTGCCGAGTATATCAAAGAAAATTGTGAAGTAAAAGAAAAAGTTGCTTAAATAGGAGGAAAAAGTAATGACATTACTTGAAAGTAAAATTAGAGCTTTTCTCAAAGATTATGAGGATGTTGTAATTAGAAAAAAAGACGGCAAGTATTATTATGACTTGTCTTGCGATATTGATGATGAATTGAGTAACGACCAGATTAATGAAATTTTAATTTCAGATAATCCGATTGAAACTCTTTACCGTAAAATCAGAGATGCGTATTTTCAAAGTCTTTATGAGGTTGAATTAAATTTAGCTGCTGATTTTAGAAAAAGCAAATATGGCTATACTGAAAAGATTGATGATGCTTTCGATTGGTTTTACAATAATATAATTCTTGATTATCCAAAATTAGCAGAGCATTTTCTCAAACAAAAAGTTTGCACCAATATCTTTCTTGATACCGGCGATAAAGCAAATGGATATGAGGATAATGATATTTATCCATCCGGCTATGGCAGATATGATGAATTGTATGACATTTCCGACAAATCATCTGTTCTTTGGCTTGCTAATCAGCAAGGATACAGTAAGGATGATTTCCTTGATGTATTTGAAAGTGAATGCAGAAATACCAAGTCAGGACTTTTGTACGACCTTTATCAAGAATTACTTAATTCTTATAACGGCGGTTGTGTTGCTGTGTTAACCGAAATGACATTACAGCAGATGATTGATATTAATGATGCAAAAAATGATAACATTGCTGGCTTTGTTACTATTGAAAAGAATACATCTGTTGGTCTTTATGATTATGCAAACGGCGGCGGAGGTCCTTTTGATATTGCATTGGAAAAAGACCTTGATATTCCGATTGCTTATATTGGCGAGTGTCTTGCTGATTCAACAGTAGGTAGTATTCAAAATTACACTCTTTCCAGTGTCTATGGTACTTGCGATTCTTTTTGGCAATACGGCAAAAAAGAACCACAAATATTTATCCCTGATATGGATAAACTTGCAAATCTTGATATTTTTTCTTGGCGTAGTACATCACCAAATAGCCGTGTTTTGGAACATGTCTACTTTAACCCTGATGCAAATTCAGGTTTTCAGTTTGTATATGACATTATACAAGATAAAGAGGTAGCAAAGGCAATTGAAGAGTCAAGCGACAGCAAAGAGTTCTTTGACATTATCAATAACTGTGAAAGAAAAACAGAACTTACAGATATTGATGAGTTATCTCTTTTTAAAGAAATATATTTTAAATATTGCTTTGAAAAGAATTCTTCTTGGTACTACGGTACTAATGAAGAAACATATCAGAAACTTTATAAGGTTTTTGTTAAATTACCTGAAGTGGTTATTGACAAATCAGTTCTTAAAACAGATGAAACATTTAGGTATCAACTTCTTAGCAGAATGCAGACAGATTGCAATTACTTTTTGGGTAATGGCAATGGCCATAACAAATTCCTTTGGGGTGGTAATGTGGAAACTCAAATTGCTTATATGAGAGCACTTTACGATAGTTTCCCTAACGAAAAAAAGCCTGAATGGATTTCTATTGAAGATATTGACAATTACCAAAAAGAAATGATTGAAAAGGAGATAGTAAAGAATGCCTAATTGGTGTGTAACGGATATTGAGGTATCCGGCAAGAAAAACGAATTGTCAAAATTATATGATTTAATTAACACTTGGGGTCAAAAATCATTAGATGGGGATTCAAATGAAGATTATTGCTTTTTTAGATTTAAAGATGTAGTTGAACTTACAGATATTGTTAAGTATGCAGAAATCTTTACTGATGATAAACTAAATAGTTTATCAATAAGAGGCAATCTTGAAGATATGCAAATTCAAAATGATGGTAGTTTGCTTATTCGTGTTACAACCCCTTGGAATCCAATGTTATTAATGTGGGTTAGAATTTTTGATAAATATTTAACCGATTATACGATGTATTATATGTCGGAAGAATCAGGAGAAGGTATTTATATTACAAATAACCCTAAGTATATTGATACATATAATTTTGATGTTAAAGATCATGATAGTTTGGAAGAAAAACTTGGCAAAGGCAATGTGCCTGAAACCGAAAGTTATGTTCCTGAAAAACGAATCATTGAAATTTTGCAATATCTTCTCGAATCAGAGTTAAATGATATTGATGAGTTAATTACTAAATTTAATTCGTCATATTTTATTGATGATATTTCAATAAATAAATTTGATTTTGTTCCAATTGAAGATGTTTTGTAAAAAAGAAATTATTAAGCAGTAGGAACAATCCTGCTGCAAACGGAGGTTTACTATGAAACTTATAACTAAAGAAATAATCAAATTGTTTGAAAAGTATCCGATTGCAAGCCAAGACGGAAAGAGAGGAGATGCAACAGTAATTGTTAAATTCTTCTATCCTGCCGGTGCGGCTACGTGGTTAATTACCGAAGGCAATTTGATTAAGGATGAAAACGGAAATGTTTCAGATATTGAAATGTTCGGTTTCTGTTGCCCTATGGGCGTTGAATACGGTGAGTTAGGTTATGTTATGTTATCAGACCTTGAAAAGGTTGAAGTAATACCGGGATTAAAGGTTGAAAGAGATTTATATTTTCCTAATGGAAAAATTAATCTCCGTGATGCTTGTGTGAAATGTTTCAGGACCATTCCTGAATTGTTTGACTACCCTTTGTATTACTCAATTTATCAACTTAAAAAAAATGATGATAACCGTCATCTTCGATTTGCAGGATTTAATGAACTTGAAAATGGTTTAGCAGATATTAAAGCTGAAAACTATTATCAAGTTTATCGTGACAAATATGAAGATAATATTGATATGACAAAATCATCTGAACAACTTTCCTTGTGCAATTCTTTATATAGCTTGCTTAATAGTGATATGCCTATGCCACTTGGTTGGTACGGTCACTCTTTATCAGTAAGTGACATTATAACTCTTGAAAAAGGAAATATAAAATCAGCATATTATGTTGATGCTATCGGTTTTAAACAGTTACCTGATTCACTTGTTGATGAACTTAAAACCGAGCAAAATAATTATCTTCCAATTCAACTTGTTGCGTTTATAAAAAATATGGACCGTTATGAATTTAACGACAATCTTGAAATCGGACAAACCGATGAAGATGCCATTGATGACATAAGGAAACAACTCAATGACAAAAAAGCCCGTGAGGGTATTTTAAAAACATTGAGAGAGTATTTTGAAGATTTGGAAACTATTCTTTCAAATACAATCATTAAAAAGCTTAGTCTGATTAATGACAGTTTAAGAATGAAATATCTTATAAGAATGGTATCTCAATATCAAGAAGAAACGGAGGATAACAATGGCTAAGTTATATTTCAGATATGGCGCAATGGGTAGTTCTAAAACTGCTAATGCTCTCATGGTTGCTCATAACTATTCTGAAAGAGGGCAAAGGGTTCTTTTAGCAAAGCCTGAAACTGACACAAGAGAAGTCGGCGTTTTACATAGTAGAATAGGTCTTGAAAAAGAATGCGTTTCTGTTGAAAGACTTTTTTGGCTGTACGAAAACTTTGCTAAATCAATTGATAACCGTTTTCTTAAAGACTATGATTGTATTATTGTCGATGAGGCACAGTTTTGTGATAAATCTGAAATTGAATTTTTCACACATATTGTGGATGACTTAAATGTACCGGTTATTTGCTACGGTTTACGAACTGATTTTCAAAATAATTTATTTGAGGGTAGTAAGTGGCTGTTAGCTTGGGCTGATGAAATTGAGGAGCTAAAAACCGTATGCTGGTGTGGCAAAGCTGCTAAGTGCAATGCTCGTATCGACAGTGACGGAAATATTATAAGAGAAGGTGAGCAGGTACTTGTAGGTGCTAATGAAAAATATGTTTCTCTTTGCAGAAAACATTTTTATCAAGGCAACACAGGTCCAAAATCACATTATCTTGATAAATAAGAAAAAATAAATAAAAGCAGCAGGCTTATGCTTGCTGCTTATTTGGAGGAAAATTTTATGAATAGAGAAAATTTATGTGACTTAGTACAGGATTGTTTTGTATATGATAAATATGGAAAAGTGACCTTTAATCTTTGCGATTTTATACTTCTTTTTGATGATTTTTCGGTTAATTCGGTTAAAGCCGTTTTTAAGTGTTTAACAGATAATCAAAAAGAATTTTTAAAAAACAACTTTACAAAGTTTAAAAATTTGCGTGATGACCTTATTTTGCCTTCAAGTAGTTATATTAGCTTAGATGTATTAAATGATATGATTACAAGTGAATTCAAAAACACTAAAATGCGACCGGCAACTGAGGAAGAACTAAAATCCATTTCTGACGGAATTAAATCAATCTCAAAACCGGTCGTTGATAACAAAGAAGGAGAAAATATTATGGAAAAGTCAAATGTTGTTTTTACGGATGAAGATATTTTAAAGTTGGATGATGCTTACCTTCGTTCAGATAATTCAGAAATGCCTTTTTTGCAAGAATTATCAATAATTATGAATAGGATAGGTAGTCATTCATCTAATGCCGAAAAAAAAGCAATAAAAAATTTAATTAATTTATATGATGTAACCGTTTATAAGGATGAAGTGCTTCCTGCGTTTGGTTCAGATACAATTTCTAAACTTTCAGATACAATTTCTAAACTTAAAGAAATTTATAATCAGATGCGAGATGAATTCTTGAAACACTTGGGTTTAGATTATCTTGTCAATTTTGAAGAAAAATTTAAAGATAAACTCAATAAAGAATTCTACGAGTTCATCAAATCGGTTCAGGAAGAACAGAAAACAAATCCAAATTATGCAATTCAACATGCATATGAGATTTGTTGGAAACAAGAAATTGTTTTTGTTTCTGAAGATGTTTGCTATGATAATTTTGGTATCTTTACAAAGAAAAGTCTTTTGAATACCAATGGTGTCTTGGATATCATTTATAAAGAATGGCTTGACACAGATTCAAGTGACATCAATGAACAAATTTCAAAGATTATAAGTGAAGTGTAAGAAGGAGAAAATTAAATGATTCAATCAGCAGTTTATTCTGAATTAAATGCTTTTTTCAACGCAAAAGAAAAAGGCGTTTCATTTCAAGAGTTTATCAAAGGTATCCACAAATACGAGCTTATGGATGCAGAAGGTGACAAAGTGTGTGATGATGACGAATTAATAAACTTCTTAACCGATAATTCAATTGATTATGAATTTGTTAGTTTACATAAGTCAACTTACGGTGATGTATATATGATTTTTACTTATTTTTATATTTATTTGTTACCACAGTACAAAAAAGGTTCAAAGTATTATGTGGATTTTTCTAAGCTTACCCGGTATAAGAGTAATTACGAATCACAAATCGTACATTGCCCTGAGTGCCAAGAAGAACTCAGCTATGTTAATGCAACAGATTTTATATTTGATAATGGTAAATGGAAAGAAGAAACATTTCCGACAGCTATTACATCAAATTTAAAATCAGGTTCATCTATGAAACTTGCTTTCTGCAGATTAAAATATGGAAAACTTCCAAAAATTTTATCGTTAGTTACACTGACTGATGATAAATTAAAAGAAGAACACAAAAAAGAATGCGAAAAGATTGGTGTTTATTGCCCTCATTGCGGTAAAAAAATCAATCTTCAAGAAAACAGAACTTATTAATAATTATGTTCCGTTTTTTAGTTTTTTAATTTAATTAAAACAAAAAGCCACCTTTTGGTGGCTTTTTTATTAAAAAATGTAAATATTTTGTTAAAATCGAGATTTTTTTCAAATTTTTTTGAAATATTTGCGATTTCTATAATGTAAGGACCAAAAAGGTCAGAAAGGAAAATTTTATGAATTTTAAATGTGATACTCAAATAATCAAAAGTGCTTGTGCCTCGGCTTCAAAGGCATCAAGCGTAAAAGCAACAATCCCAACATTAAAAGGATTACTTCTCGAAGCAAAGGAAAATTGTCTTACAATTACAGGCTATGATTTACAGCTTGGAATTAAAAAGTCAATTACTGCTGAGGTAAGTGACACCGGAGCAATTATCGTTGATGCAACAATGCTCAATAATATTCTTTCAAAAGTGAAAGGAAATACGGTTGAATTTGCTCTTGAAAACAATAACCTCGTAAGAATTAAATCAGGTAGGGCAAGATTTAAAATCAATGGTATTAACGCAGAAGACTTCCCGGAGATTCCGGCAGTAACAGGTGAAAACTTTTCTCTTACTGAAAAAGATTTTCTCAAAATGATTTCAGTTCCGATTTTTGCTGCTGCTGATGAATGTCAGCAAAAGCCTATTTCTACAGGATTAAACTTTGAACTTTCGGATGGTTGTCTTACTACATACGCTCTTGACGGCTATCGTTTAGCTTTATACAGATTATTTAATGATTTTGTAGGTTCATACAGCTTCACAGTGCCTAAAAGAACGATTAAATGTATCAGTAAAGAAATAAGCGATTCAGAAGAAAAAATCGTCAATATAACGCTCTCTTCCAATCATATCCACATCGTAACAGATGAATATGATTTCTTTAGCAGATTGCTTGAAGGCGAAAGATTTGACTATAAGAATGCCATTCCTAACAAGTTTGTTTTTGAAACAATAATTGATGTTGACAGCACAGCCGAATCAATAAATTGTTGTGCGCCTATAATCGAAAGTTCACAAAAGAATCCGATTCGTTGTGAATTTGACGGTAATCAATTAAATATTAAAACGAAATCCGTACTTGGTGAGGTCGAAGATACAATTGATATTGAGACAACAATGCAAGAAACACCTGTAACTATCGGTTTTAATGCTAAATATCTTTTAGAGGCATTAAATAATATCCCACCTGAACACAGTAAGGTTACATACAAGCTTGCAGGACCGGTTTCTCCGAGCGTTATTGTTCCTAATAAGGATGATGATTCAAACGAAAAATTCTTATTTATGGTGCTTCCTATGAGGTTAAAGAACTAATATACTCACTTGTATTTCTTCACAATTCTAAAAAAATAAAAATTGCGTGATATATATAGTGTGAGCAGAAAAATTTAATACAGTTCCTTTTATGGCTTTTTGGGGAAATAAAATAATCAAAAAGAGTATCACCAAGCTTAACTATAAAATTGGTGGGGCGGGGCGAAAGCGGCTTGACCAAGTAACCCTGTCCTGAGCGGTGAAGTTCTTCCATACCGTTGCCTAAGTCAACTAAGTTGATATGGTTAAAAGGAAGAGGATGGAATTCAATAGAGTTCTGGGAACTGCCGGTGAGTGGAAACACTCAACAATGAGGGATCTATACCATTGAGGCAGGTTGGATATTGGTCTAACAACTCGTCAAGTGTCCGATCAAGCGGTTTAGCGACGGCGACGGCATAAGCTGTTTTTGTCATTTTTACTGTAACGAAGAGGGGAAGGAGTTTCTTCAAATGCCCTTGGGGAAACTCTGTCCTCTCTTCACAGTACGCTCTGGTTCTGGCATCGGTTCTTAGAAGATACATAGGAAATAAGTAGGAAGATAATTAAGATAGATATTATATATAGTAATTTATAATATATTGGACTGAAAAATTTTTAAAAATAAAAATAAAAAGGAGAAAATATGTACAACTTACAAGATATAGCTAATGAATATCATCGTTTGGATCAAATTTTTAATATTGATACAAGTGATATTGATTTAGTGCACTTCACTGGGGTTTCTCAATGTGGATATTGCTGCGTCAAAAATGGAAGACCAATTAAAATTGGAATTAACGATTTAGTTTTTGAGTGTCCTGAAAATGAGTTTTACGATGTAATAAGACACGAATATGCTCACGCTGTTGATGCAGTGAAATACAAAAACAGAGGACATGGCAAGACTTGGAAACAAATTTGTGAAATTGTCGGCTGTATTCCCTCGGCACATATTTCTAAAAATTCAGAATTGGAAAAGAAATTTGATAAATACACTATGCAAACTGCAAAATACAAAATTACTTGTTCAAATTGTGGTCAAGTATATTACTATCAAAGAAAAAGTTCTGTTGTAAATGATTATTATGCAGGAAAAAAACTAATATGTCCTGTTTGTCACAAAAAATTTTCAATTAACACAAACGAGAAAAAATAAAAAATTTAAGGAGAATTATACATGGCGTATTATGCTGTAAAAGTTGGCAGAAATCCCGGCGTTTATGAAACTTGGGATGAATGCAATTCACAAGTAAATGGTTTTCCAAAAGCAATATATAAGAAATTTTCAACTTTAGAGGAAGCTGAAATATTTGCTGACGTGAAAAACAAATCTTCTGCCAAAAAAGTTAAAACTGAAAAGAAAAAATCAAAAAACAGTAAAGTCTCTGCTGAAGAAAGAGCAATTGCTTATACAGACGGCTCCGCAATCGGTAATCATGTGATTGAATGCGGCTCAGGTGCAATTATTATTTGGAAAGATAATGTTGTTAAAATCTGTTCTAAGCTTTCAGGACCTATTGTTACATCAAAAAATGTAACAGGTGAGATTTATGCTGCAATGTCTGCTATGAGTTTTGCAGTACAAAATAACATCAAAGAGGTTGTTATTTATCACGACTATGAGGGAATAGCAAAATGGTGTACAGGTGAGTGGGAAGCTAACAAGCAAGTAACTCGTCGGTACAGGGAATTCTTTGATTTCTGTTCGGGCAAAACAAACATTAAATTCAAGAAAGTCAAAGCTCATTCAGGAGATGTTTATAATGAGATGGCTGATGAATTGGCTAAAAAAAGTATTAATTTGTAAGAAAGGAATTTTAATTTATGCAAAATAAAATTACATACGAATCAATAATCAATAAAAAGGATATTGAATTTATAGTGACACAAAAGGTATTTATGGATCCGATACTTTGGATTTCAAGACTTGTATTTGCTTTAGGCGGTATAGGTTTGATGCTATTCTCATTATTTGGTTATATGAAAGATAAAGTTAATCTTCCTCTTGCTCTTGTGTTAGGTATTATCGGTTTTTATCTTCTTATTATTGACCCATTCCTCAATCATAAAATTAAGGTTAACGCTCAGTTTAAAAATAAGATGAACAGTTTTCCACATTATATAGAGGTTGATAATGATTCAATTGATATGGTAATTAAGGACAATTCAAGAAAGCCTTTGACATATAGATATAAACTCAAAAGAATTGATGTTGCTTTTGAAAGAAATAATAATATTTATATGCATTTAGCAAACAGCAAAATGTTTTTTGTTTTTCATAATGATGAATTTATTTCAGGTAATATTGATGAACTAAAAAAGATTTTAAATTCTAAAAACATTAAACTTATTTCTAAATAATACTAAAAAGTCACCTTTTGGTGGCTTTTTTTTATTTTTAAAAATACAATTTTGTTAATATTTTGCGAACTTTATGGAAAATTACAAATTTTTCATAAATATTTGCGATTTATATATTGGGTGGTGAAAAAAATATGTTTTTTGAGATTATTAACAACGAAAAAAGAACAGTTTTTACAACTGGTGATAAGAAGTGTATTCCGATGATTGGAATTTTAAAACTTCAAAATAAAAATGGTTATAAATTCAAATTGGATGGTAAAAATATTTCATTAAATAACCTAATTAATTATGTAAATGAGGAGGAATAACATTGGATTACAAGAGTAAATGCAATACCAAAGAAGAACTTGCAGTATTAGAGTTAATCAAAGAAGACCAATATATTACTTCTACTGAAATAAGTCTGCACACAAGGTTGGGTACACAGCAAATAAGAGAACAGATTAATCATATGAGAACTAACGGTATTCCTATCGTTGCTTGTAATAAAGGTTATAGACTAACTGATAGTGCTCAAGATGTATCCGACCAAATAGAATCACTGCTTGGCAGAATTAACAGTATACATAATGCAATAGATGGCTTGGAAAAAGCCAAAATCATTTTAAAGGAGAATAATACGAATGGGTAATGAAAACGTTTTAAACGACATTTTAGACGGTAAGAAGGTAAAGGTTGACAGAAAGACCAAAAAGGCTGCAAAAAAGCTTGTAAAAAATAATTTAGGCGGTATCACTTCTCTTGTGAAGGATCTATCTAATTCCGAATTATCGGATGCTGAAATGCAAAATAAATTTAATGACTTTATGTTTGGTATGTTGGGTTCACTAAAAAAAGACGATACCAATGGCGCTGACGAAGTAGCTGAATTCATACCGGATGAAGAAAATAATTGTGATAGTTTGATTAATGGAGGTAGTTGACTAATGACCAAAATATGTACCAAATGTAACAGGACAATGGCGTATGATCCTTATTTCGGAAAATATGTTTGTAGACAATGCGGGCATACAGAAAACACTTCTTGTGTTGAGAATATTGAATTATCGGAAATGGTAGGTGAAGTTCTTGAAGAAGTCAACAAGAATTAATTACGCTACACCAATTGTAGCACTGATATTACTTGTCGTAATAGGCTTGTTTACTTATTTTGTGTCTTACAATGTAAATATACATAATTATACTTTTACCTTTGATAAAGCATCTTACGAATACACAGGACAACAAATAAAGCCTAAGTTTGTTGCAAAAACAAAAGCCGGTATAAAAATCAATATGGAAAATTACACTGTTGACTACATTGATAATACAGAAGTAGGCACAGGTACGGTAACACTTACTAATAAGAACAAACTCTTTGCTATTGGTAAAGCAAAAGGACAATTTAAGATTGTGCCTGCTGCAATTAAAAATGCACGAATCACTTCATCAAAAGCATATCCAAACGGTAAATATAAATTTGATATTGAATATAACGGAATGAAACTTGAAGAAGGTAAAGATTATGCTGTGAATTTCAACAAAGATACATTAACACCGGGTGATATTAATATTTTCGAACTTAAAGGTATCGGAAAACATTATCAATCAACTACTAAGGTAAATGTTTTAACAGCACCAAATACGATTAATAAAACAGATTTGATTGTATCTACATCATCAACAATTTCTATTCAATGGGATAAAGATAACAATAATGTCAAGTATGACATTTTTAGATGTAATCAAAGTGGTAATGATGCTTATTTAATAAGTACGGTTGATAAAAATACGTACACATTTAAAGAATTGCCTCATTCAACATACATTTACTATTATATCAGACCATTTATTGAATTAAACGGACAAAAACTCTATGCAGAAGGCAAAAAGGTACTTTCGCAACATACCACTGCACCGGAGATAATTATAAAAGGCGTTAGCCGAAGTGGTAGTACAGTTTCAATATATTGGAAAGCAGAAAATTGCAAGTTATATGAAGTTCAGTATTCAAATGATAAAAGTTTTTCAAATGCAAGAACTGTAACAACCACTAAGAACAATATTACAATGAAAAATATGTCTAATCCTTGTTATGTAAGGGTTAAATGTGTAACAAATGATTCAAAAATTGTTGGCTATTGGAGCCAAGCACAAAAAGTATAAGGAGAATAAATATTATGGAAATTCCAAACGTAAATGAAAGAATTTTACTTTCACAAATTGAACCGGAGGCAATGACAGAATGTGCAATGTATTGCAAAGAAGGAAGAATAGCCAGTTGCTTAGCACTTGAAGAACTGGTATGTAAAAAGAAATTCTGTCCTTTCTTTAAACGTAATATGAATGACAAGCCAATGAGCGTTAAAGACCAGAAAAGATACTTACTTGGCAAAAAACTACAAACACAGGCAAATGCTAATAACGCAGTTGGTAATCAATCTTCGTTGTTCAAGTAAAAAATATAAGGCAGAATTACCTACTCTGCCTTATTGCTTTAATATTATGTAAGAAGTGAGGAAAATTATGATAGATATATTATTTAGAGGAAAGACAACTGATACAAAAAGATGGATATATGGTTCTCTTGTTGTAGCAATCGTACATCAATGTAAACATTATTATATTACTTCCGGCAGAACCAATATTAATGACGGTAATATTGATTTTGAAAAATTTGAGGTTATTCCTGAAACTGTAAGTCAGTTTACCGGTAAATATATTAATAACACTCGAATCTTTGATGGAGACATTTTAGAGTGGTGTGATGATTACGATGATAGTTGGGGATTCCCAAATACTGCTTTAACAAGGACTGTTGTATCTTGGGATGAAAATGACTGTTGTTGGGTTTTAAAACATGACGGTAAGGACGAATGCATTTGCACATTCACTGAATATGATAAATCTGAGTGGGAAAATATGAATTTAATCGGAAATATTTATGATAACCCGGAATTGTTATTGGATTATAACAAACAGGTTACTACCGTTTAAGGAGGCAATAATTTGGAAAAATGGTATTACGAAATTATAGATTCAACTAATAACGAAACAGTATTTTATGTATCTATTGATTTACCTATCAAGGAAGAAAAGGTGTGTAGTATTCTTGGTTTAGACGGCTTTCAAGCAAAAATGATATCAAAAGATGAATATGAAAAAAATACTGACGATGAAACTTAAAAAATTGTTGATGATTTAAAAATCAAGGAGGAAACGATATGAGAGTACATTTATATAGAGGTAAGCCGGTCAATAAAGCCGACTATACACTTTACGAAGGACTTTACGAACCGAATGTTTTTAATGAAGGATTTGTATATGGTTCTTTGATTGTGAAGGGCAAAAAACATTACATCTGCATAGGTGTTGCAGGAGCTAAGCTAAACTGTTTAATAAATAATGCAACAGTAACCTTGGTTGAAGTAATTCCTGAAACAGTTGGTGAATATACAAATTTAACCGATAAGAACGGCAAAAAGATATTTGAGGGTGATATATTAAAGCCAGATTATGATAACAGCTCTTATTATAGAGTTGCTTGGGATAGTGGCAAATTACACTTAAACATAGAAGAATATTGTTTTAACGATTCTGAGGGAAAAGCTTTATGGTCGTGGTGTGAAAATATAGTAGACTATCAAATTAACGGTTGTGTAGACAATTGTGAAATTATCGGTAACATATACGATAACCCCGAATTGTTGGAGGTAGACGAATGAAAGCGTGGGAAGTGAAAAACAAATACGAAGGTTTTAATGCTGAAATTGTTTTTGCGACAACAGCAGGTAAAGCTAAAACACTTGCTTTAAGTATAAGTGAAGATAATTTTGATGATAGTAACTTCTGTGACCTTGAAGCTCACAGAGCTCCGGCACTTGACAAATATTATAAGCAGGGCAAAACACACATGGATTGGTGTGAACCAAATGACAGGCTTGTGCTTGTTAAGGAATATGATTACTACTGTAGTGATGATTGTTTTAGCTTAAAAGAATGCTACAAGTGTATAGCAAACAAATACTGTCAAAGATACAAAGATTATGTAGAAAGGAATAAGGAATAATATGGATATAAAAAGAGCTGAGAAATGCTTTGAAAACCATAAGGCAACATTAACTGATTACGGAAATATTAAAATTTTGGATTTTAAAAACCCAAAATCTTCTGAATACAGAATAAGATTTCTTTTTGAAGAAGATTATTGCAGACTACATATATCAGGTGATTTAGGTGAACTGATTGCTACTAATTATTACAATATGACTTACGAAAAATTTAATGATATGGTAAGAGATGTAGGCTACTTTGAAGGAAAGATAAATTGCCACAGCAGACCTCTTTACATTTTTGATGAAGATGCCGTAAAAGAAGATGTCCTTGAACTTATAAAAGAAAAGTATGGAATTGAAGAATTAATAGAAGATTATAGGGATTGGGATTATGATTTTTATTCTAATGAGGAAGTTTTGGAAGAATTTTACGATGATATCCTTTCTGATTTTTCTGATTCAACCGGTATAAGTTCTGAGGCTCGTAAAATCTTAGCTAAATACATTGGTGAATATGACGCATACTCGGAGGATATTGGCAAAAGAAAAACAGACATACTTGATTGGTATATGTTTGCTTTTCAATTGGCACAAAAACAATTAAATGATGACAATGCAGAAATTAAAACATATCCACCAGTTGATACAGAAAAACATGCTTATTGGATTGATGTTACCACAGAAGATGATGACGAACCACTTTTCAAATGTTCTAATTGCGGTAACAAGGGCGGACAATGGAATTATAACTGTGATTATTGCCCCGACTGTGGTTACAAAATGGAAAAAGTAAAGGAGAATAACAATATTGAGTAAAGATTATTATATTTGCAAAGCATTAGAAAGGCATAACAGATTTGCAACTGAAATTGTTAATAATCCTCAAAATATTATTGGCTGTTTTCTTATCGGTAGTCAAAACTACCATTTAAGTGATGAAGAGTCAGATGTCGATACGGTTGTTTTAGTTGCGCCAACACTCAAAGAAATTGTTACTAACAAAAAGCCGATAAGCAAGACATATATTCAACCTAACGGCGAACACACCACAATTAAGGATATTCGTCTTTTTGTTGAAGGCGTTAAAAAGGGCAGATTGGAATGCCTTGAAATTTTACATACTGTTTACTTTATAATTAATGAAAATTGGCGTAATCATTTTGCCTTTAGTTATTTTTTCTTTTATTTTATTAAACAAAACAAAGAAAAAATTGCTCGTCTTAATGAGAGGGCAGTAATTCAAGCTGCAACCGGAATGATTAAAAGTTGTAATCGTAAAAATGCAAAACCTAAAGATCTTTACCATTCTATGAGATTAAAAAGTTTCTTGCAAAAATATATGAATAAAGAACCTTATGAGGTATGCCTTGTTGGTGAACCTGATATGATTGCTTGTAAAAGAAAGTCAAATTTAGCAAATGATGATTTAATGATTCTTAAAAACAATGCAAAAATGGCTCAGGAAATATTAAACAATTTAGACGATTGTGAATATTCCTTAACAGATAAAGAAAAAAGTGAAATTAAAAAAGAACTTGATGCTTTTGCAATGAATTTTGTTGAATTTGGCTTAATAGGCAAAAATGAAAAAATTTTTAACATACCTAAAAAAGCTATAACAAAAAATATTGTTTGCGGTGATATGAATTACAAAAGATTCTATTGCCCTCATTGTAAAAAACTTATAGTAACAAAGGTTAATGAAGATTTTATCGGAGAAAATGGTTTTGTTATAAAAGAACTACAAAGTTATTGTGGCAACTGTGGTCAGCATTTAGATTGGAATGGTGAAAGGTAAAGTGAACAATATCATTAAAGAAAAATAAATCAGCAAGTTACCGGCAAGTAAAATAACAAGCTATAACGCCAAATAAGTGAAAATATATGCTTTTTAGCAAGTTAACAGCAAGTTAAACTGAAAGGAATTAAAAATTATGGATAATAAAAATACAGTACAAATTAATTGGAAAACAATGTTTATTATTTTAGGTATTATAGTAGCTATTGTAGTAGCATTCTTCTTAACAAAACTTTCAATTAATACGACAGCAATAAACAAGGAAGAACAAATCTTTGAATCAGCATCGTCAATTAATGTTCAAATGGATACTCGAAACAGAAAAATCAAACAGGTTGCTCAGGTTGTTGAAAAATACTCTGATTATGAAAAAGGCATTATGACAGATTTTGCAGAAGCAAGGAAAGAAATCTCCTCCGGCACTGATAAAGCATCTACGGTTCTTAATGCTATTTCTGAGCAATATCCTACACTCAAAGCTGACAAGCAATATGAAAAGCTGAGTAATAAAATTATTTCCTGTGAAAACAAAATATCTGATTACAGAGAAGATTATAACCAACAAGTGAAAAGTTATCGAAAATATTGTAGAAATCCGGTAAATAAGTTTTTCCTTGGAAATTATAAAATGATTAATGATTCGGAATATTTGCAGTTTGATGAAAGTGTATCGGAAGTAGGGGATGTTTTTGAAAAATAAAAACGATAATGTACTGATTGATTGTGATACCTTTACGGTAACAAAGCGTGAAGCTCTTGTTTCAATAATAATTGTTGTTTTACTAATTGGAATAGGCATATATACAACTTCTTCTATTATCAACAAAGTAGACGAACATAATTCCAAAGTAAATCGTATTCAGTGCTGTGATACTCAAGATATGTTTGACCATTTGGTTGATACCAATGCAGGAAAAGTAATTGCAAAGGCAAATGTAGTATGTACTAAACCCGTAGCTATGAACGATATAATATCAGGCGAATACTCTTATATTTATTATCAAAGAGAAAAATATGAAATGAAAACAAGAGTGGTTACAGATACATATACCGATGCTGATGGCAATACTCATACAAGTTCACATACAGAAACATATTACGAATGGGATACGAAGGATTGGGAATCAAAGTCAAGTGATGAAATTACAATTAATAATCATAAGTACAAACCGGAAAATGTATCAAAATATTTCCCATATAAGTATTTAAGTGCTAAAGACTATAAAGGTAAATATTCTTATGAAAGTGGGAATTATATTTACTTGTCATCACATGAAAGAATATCATTTAAGGTCTATGAATTGACTTCTGCCGGTGTAGTGTATTGTAAACTTGACAATAACAAAATTGATTATGTTCGTAAATATTACCTTAACAAGACAAGCCCAAAAGAAGTCAAAAAATCAATGTTGAAAAACGCCAATTCTGTTTTAGCTGTATTTTGGATAATTGATGCTTTGCTTATATTGGGTGTTGTATTTGTATTTGTTTATTTTGACAACGATTGGCTTTATGGTAAAAAGGAGGAGAAAAGTTTTGATGAGTACGATTGGTAAAATATTATTTGTGGCAATTATAGTTTTGTTAATTGTAATTGGTATAATTGTTTTTAAATGTGTAAAAAAATCAAACGATTATTTTAAAAAAAACGGACAAACCGGAACCGCCGTGATTGTTGGATATGATAGTGAATCTACAAGCACAAATGTAAGACTTTCTGTTAAGGTTCTTAACTCTGATGATGAACATTCATACAATTTAAAAGGCATATATAATGTAAAGAAAATTGACGGCTCGTTAGATGAAAGATATCCGCATTTTTCTATTGGCGATGAAGTTAAAGTTATTTATGCAAAAAAGAAAACTTTAGGCATCGAAATGCTTGATGTCAGAATTGATCAAAGTCAATATGATTATCCTAAAAAACAGGAGAAATAATTAATGGGTAAAGAATGTCAACTGCCACACACCGTAAAGGAATGTGGTTTTACGGAAAGTTGTTTATATGATTTTCACAATTATATGGTGAAAGATTAATTTCTGTAACTCTTTTTTAATAAATTGCGAATTTTAAGCAATATTTCAAATTTTTTCAAAATATTTGCGATTAATTATATAGAAACAAAAAACAAAAGGAGATTTTTATTATGACATACGAAGAAGTTTTAGAAAAAGATTTAGAACATTGTACAGGCTGTGAGAATTTTTATAAAGATGATTGTACAAAAACTTGTGCATATGGTATTCACAGAAATTCTGTACAAAAACAGATACCGGTACAAGCAACGGTATATAACTTTCCAAAGGCTCAAATTGCATTTTGTCCTGAATGTAATAACTTACTTGGAAAAGATTCAAAATACTGTGATAAATGCGGTCAGAGGGTGAGAATTAATGCAGATGCTTGATTCGATAAGGAAGACAATGCTTGTCTTTCCAAAAAGTTATATTAATTACAATAATGAGCTGATTTTAATTCCAAAATTCAATGTTTATATCTGTTTGGATAATATCATTTCTGACGAAGATTTCTATGTTGAACTTTGTGAATACTTTAGTAGGGAATGTTCATCAGCATTAAGAAGTTCATCAAAACCAACACTTTACAGATATTACAATAATAATACAAGAAATTTTAACAAAATTTGCAACACTTCATTTTCAACCAAAGATATGGATACGATTTATGCAAAGTTAGGCAATGGTATTAAGCATCAAATGGCTGTAGATTTTGTTAAATCAGGTTTTGATTTAAGCGTTTTAGGAGAAAATCAATGATTAAAGAAAATATGGCAAAACTATGTCCGTACTATTCTTGCGTTGATGATGGTAATGTTAATTGTTTTGACCATCCGGTTTACATACAAACTTGTACTAAAACTAATCAAAAAACTTCACTCATTAATTGTAGCCGTTGTAAATGTGGTAATATTTACAGACAATTAATCGAAAAGGAATTTAAAAAGATACAAAATTTATCTGTCGAGACTTTTGCAAATTGGCTATGCAACAATTTGTTACAATGCAAGAACTGCGGACTCAAATACCATAATTGTAAAAAACAATTAGCTTTTAATCTTAGCCAACCTTTGTCCGGTGGCTATGGTAATAAGCATTACAACGAGTTATCAACAGAGTTATTCTATGAATTTTTAGAAACACAGTGGCTTTTTAATGACAGCAATAATATTAACAAAAATTTCAGTAAAAAGTTAATTACGATAATCGAAAAGGAGAAAAATAATGAAAGCTAATAATGCTAAAGAATATTGTATTTTTCCGGAAATTAACAATAATTTAGAATTAAAACAAACCTTTAAAGAAATAAAGAAGAACAAAAGACAAGATTTTTTTTCTGAATTAAAAGAGACATTTAATTCAAAAAAGTTTAAATACATAGTTGTTAATATTATATTGGCAATTATTATACTTTTTTGCAGCTATGATCGTTTTAATTCTATTGCTCTACTTGATCATGATTTCGTTTCACCTGATAAAAGAATTATACTAAAAATTGCTATTGGGTTTATATGTGTTCTTTGTATCTCATTAGTAGCACATTTATTGAGATTGGTCGAAAGTATAATTCAAGATTTAGTAATAGAAAAAAAGTTAAGGAAAATGTCATATAAGAAAATGCAATATATACCTTTAACCAAATCTGAATTTATCAAATTAGAAATTCATAACATTACTGATTATGTAACTTTTTTAAATGATTTTTTGAAAGCAAAAATAGAATATTTTGATATATGTGTTTTTTCAACTGCTTATAGAGCTGTAACTGCCGAACCGCCACAAATGGTTTTAGATAAAATCAATGAATCATTGATATATCTTGCAGAACTACCTGAAAGCGGACAACAAATTGGATTTAATGATGTTAATAAATTCATTGTTAAGAAAGGAGAAAATTATGGAACATTACACGACTAAAATTAATAAGATTAAAGTAAAAAATATACCAAGACTATGTACAATATTAAGAGGCTGTGACCAATTTGTAATTTCGTCCGGTAATTATAGATTGGAAACAGCATCGTTGCTTATGATGATGTCACTTATCGGTCTTAGAAACGGTTTTAATCTTGATATTTATAATTATGATACTGAACGACAAAAGTTCATTATAAGGGAAATTGAGGCTCTTAAGAAAATCCTCTAACGGCCTTGACAGTTTTAATATATTGCGCTACACTAAGTGTATAGTAATTATTATTTATGATTTAATTTTATATATTTTAAATTCAAGGAATGTACTTTTTGAGAAAAGTGTGTTCCTTTTTTTTATTATAAATTTAATAAAAGTAAATTTTGAGCAGATACTTTTGGGTATTTGCTTTTTGTTTTTTCATAATAAAAAATAACAGACATATTAAATTTATGCTCAGTTTGTTATTTTGTTGTGAGCACAACAGGAGGTAGAATTATGAAGAACGTTATTACAAAAAATGAGATGCAGTCTATTCAAAATCTTATTTATGCTGTTACAAAAGCTTGTGCAATTGATATTCGTAAATATCGTATTTTTGTTGATAAACATGGTACGGAATTTATGGATAAGAAAATGCAAAAGGAGTTTGAAAAGTATTTGGAAAATTTTGAAGAATCAAAAGATTGGTTACTTGCTTCTGATATTGGTGTTGCAATTTTTGATAAACTTATGAATGAGAGCATTCAGGAAGCTAAGAAAAATTTGCATAACATGTATACATCAAAATCAGAAGAATACATTGAGGATGTTGCATAATTTAATCAAACTAAAAAGAGCCACCGGAAGGGTGGCTTTTTTTATGCCTTGATTTACTCTTTTGTAAACAATTTGCGAAAATTGAGAAAATTTTCAAATTTTTTTGAAATATTTGCGATTAATTATATAGAGACTATTTTAGGAGGGGATTATATGGAATATAACACTAAATTTTTTTCAAAACCATTGCCTGTATTAAGCGAAGTTGTAAAAAACAAGTCAATAGATAAGGTCTATTTGAGGGTAATGCTTTTAAATGATTATTTTGATGCAGTTGCAAAATACAATTCGTTAAATGTTAAAGATAATTCATTACTTACATATTTAGCAAATAAATCACATTTTTGGGGCTTATTTGGCGTTAAGAATGGAAAAATCTTTTCACTTGATGGAGATAGTTATTCAGACAAGAATTTAGTTGCAGCAATTTCGGAATTTAAAGAAGACGACAAACATTGTGCAACAATAATTCTTCCTGCGGTAGAAGAAAGCAATCGGTATGTACAAAAAATATGGAGAGTGTTGTGAGAAAGAAGGTTTATATATGGAAAACAAAGGTTATACAATTGCAACCGGAAACATCAATTGGCTGATAAAAGGCTCACGAGAAGTACCTAAATATGTATCAAAACTTGAAGGCTTTTTAGGCGTTCATCCGATGCCACCACAGGGCACATTATGGATATTTGATACTGAGAATAATGCAAAGATTGCAAGAAACAAAATGCGTGCTATGGGTATTCAGTGTGGTGATAACATCACCGAAATTACATATAGTCTTGATTAATTGAGAGGTGATTGACTATTGAACAAATTAGCTTTGGTGATGAATATTTTAGCAATGTTGTATTCTACTAATTCTATAACATTAGATATTGCAAAAAACAATGTAGACTTTTTAACATTTATATTAATTTTTGGTTGGTTTGCAAATTTGTATTTTGCAATCTTAAATATCAAATGTATTTATGATAAGGGGGGAAAATAAGATTTGATTAGTAAAAACCACACTGAGGAAAATTTACTTTGGCAATTGCTGTTGGATATTAAGCAGGTAAGACTTAATGTATTAAAACTTTCAAATAATGGTAAGGAAAAAATTAGTTCTAAAGAAATACTTAATCATTTGGAATGTTTGCTCCCACCGGAATACAATTATATGGTTGGCGAGCAATGGACTGATTCTTTTCCTGTTTGGGTTAAAAGATGCTATATATCGTCATTATTTAACACATATCAAAAAAGTGGTATGGAAAAAATTGATAAAAAACATGGTCAAAGAAACGCTTATATAGAATCGTATATTATGACGTATACAAAGATTTTGGAAACAATTCTCTTTGATGATTCTAAAAAATTCTATGAATATGATGCTTATCTGAGGTATATGGAAAATTGTGAATTGGAAATTATCAAAAAATACAGAATAAGAAGCGCTGATAATATCTTTTACAAGCTTTTTTGTGGCACAGAGTTTACACAAACTTATACATATTTGAAAGCATGTCAGTTAGCAAAAAGCTGTCAAGAAATTATTAAAAATTACAGCAATATTGCTAAAGATATAACAAAAACAAACAAATCAAAAACAGTCAACAAAAATGTTGACCCATTATTATAATACGGAGGAAAATATTATGTTACTTAAAAAAAATCAAACCATTGCTTATTATGGCGGAGCAAAGAATCTTGGAATTATCGATAAGGATGATGAAGTTCTTGAATCACAGGGAATTCTTATTTTGGAAAATCAAAATGATGAGAAGCAAGAAAAAATCAAGGTAGGCTTTAATCTTAATTACGATTGTGAAGAAGTTGATATTGATAAGATAATTTCTTTAATGTCACCTGAACAGACAAATGTTGATGAAATCAATAAGAAGTTGGAAAACTTGCTTTTAAAAGAGTCTGAATCCTATTGTAAATATTACAAAAATACAAAACGAACATTTTTGAAAAAGACAAAGCAGGAAAATAAGCCAAGTATTATGAAATGTTACACTTATGACTTATGTAAAATTTTAGGAGACTTTTTTGGTTCAGGTTTTTGCGTTACCTCGCCAAGACATATTGATGGTCATTATCTTCTTTATTCTAATATTCTTAATAATAAGGCGTTGCATTTGGAAGTAAAATACGAAGGAAATAGATTTGATTATTACGATGCTTTAGCTGATTTAAAAAATGGTGATTCAACAAAGTTTACTAACGGCGTTTTATACAATTGGAAACCACTTCCGATGAACATTGAAGAAATTGCTGATATTATCAATGAGCAAAGCGGACAGATTGATTGGAGAAGGTGAATATGTCAAAGATAGATAAAAAAGAAGTTACAGAAATATTACGAGCGTTTTTAATTCTTTTTATCATCGGACTTCTAATGATTATAGGCATTAAGGCAATAATCTTTAATTTTGGCAATTGGGGTATTGTTAATCCTAAAGAAACAATAATTGCTACATATTCTAATAATGATATCTCAAATCAAATTAAAAACAATAAAGAAAACAAATATATTTTTTACGATGATGAAAATAATGTCAAATTATTGAATTTGCCTAATATGGACGAATATAGTAATGACCATATATACAAATATGAGATTGATGATACTTTAGGAAATACTGTTGTTATTAAAGATGTAATTGCAACAGGTAGAAAAGATTTAAGTCAATTAAACAAATTTGATAGGAAATTGGTCTTTAAAAAGAACAGAAATCAAAGTTATTACATTGTAACCGGAAGTAAAGAAAACATTGAAAAAATATTAAGGCAAATTGATTAATTATATCAAGTCTAAAATTGGTCCTATAAGCGCCGTAACAAGTGCTGTGATTGAATTTGAAGAATTTGAAATTTAAAAGGAAGTTTTTTATGAGAAGTACAAAAATTTTAAAAGAAAATAAAGAAAATATAATTTTTGACGAGACAGAAACTCAAAAAAACAAAAAGCTTAATGTAAAAATTATTTTGCTAACAATATTCTTTCTGCTATTTGTAATATTTTTAGGAATATTCAACCAAATGTCACAAGTTCCTGAAGGAACAAAACTATACAAACAAGATATTGATGTTGTAGTTACAGAAATAAGAAAATCAGAAACGCCAAGATATACAGGTATAAGCGTTATATATGATTATGATGTGGATGTAACAGTTTACAGTAAAGAATTTAATACAACTGAAAATTTCAGTTACGGTAGTTTGTTTCATAACAAATATTTTGACTTGGAAAAGGGTGACATAATCCAAGCTGAGCTGTATACATAAAAAAATGAATCAACAGGGGAAATCGTAAAGAAGGAAATTAATAGACTTTATTAAAAGGGGAGTTTTATTATGAAAATTATAATTGCTTGTGGAGCTGTTGTGTTGGTTATTATATGTCTTGTGATAAACCACCAAAAAAATAAGAAAAAGAAAGATGAAGTTGTGAAATTTATTCAAAATTTATCTTTAGATGATTTCGATTTTATCTTATCAAAAAAAGAAAATGCAATTGAAATATCAAAATATAATATAAGCAAAATTCTTTATCCTGATAAAAAAATTCGCTTAAGAATTAGCAATATTATATCACCATGTCGCTCTTTTATGGAGATATTTAATGATATTAAAGAACTAACTATTGATGCAAATGAAAAAGAAATTAAAGAATTTTATCTTCTTTTGAATGATGCTGATTCTATGAAATTAGATATATGTTATTTAAGAGCAATTGTCAAAAATCAAAAACTAAAAGAAGTAATTAAAATCATAAACAAAAATTATAACTTTGTTAGGATTCCTAAATATTTTGCGTTTTACAATATTGATTTAAGTCCTTATTTTGAAAGTCAAAAATTTCTATTCACAGATAAAAACAAAGAAGCATTATTGGAAGAAATCAAAAGCTTTTTCTTGGTACGAGTAAACGGAATTTACAATTAATCACCCAAAATGTCAAAAAAAGAACTACCTTAATTGGTGGTTCTTTTTCTGTTTGTAAACAATTTGTGAAAATTACGAAATATTTCAAAAAAAAATGAAATATTTGCGATTTATATAGTGGAGACTGAAAAAGAATAAACAACGTTTTCGTAATTTTAGGAGGATTTTTTATGAGAACAACAGGAAAATTAAATTTACACAAAATAATTCAAGATAACTTGAATTTATATATCAAAAAAATTAACGAAAAATACATATATCCTATTGATTACGCTTCACCATGTATTATTTTGTTTGACTTAATTATGGATATTATAAGAAAGAATAAAGATAATTTCTTGTTTTATAATTCATCACATAGTCTCAACGGAAGATTTACCAGTTTTGAATTTATATATTTTAATAAAGATAATTATGATATTGTAAAACAATTTGCCAAAACTTATGAAGAAATATATAAAACAGGCAAAAATCCGGGCGATGTGGAATTGAAAATAAGGACTATGAGGCTTGAAATAACAATTTCAGATTATATTGCAATAACTGTGCAACCTTATCAATGGGTTGAATTATATTGGGATAGAAGTTTTAAAAAACTTAAAATATCTACAACTACAAAAATTGGTAATAAACAATTAATGTTAATATACAATGACGGAAGTATATATTCTCAAAAGAAAAATTCAAAACAGTTTTATCCGTCTTCAATACATAAAGTTTTAGATCTTCCACCTGAAATTGCAGAATTAATATTTAAATTTTGCACATATAAAAATTATTTTTACAAAGATTTTTTGAATGAAAATTATCAATCAACTTTGGCACTAAATAATTTACAAAAATACCACAGTAAAAGTGAATACATGAATGATGTATTTCCTATCGCTAATTTTCCAAACAAAAGTAACAAACTTGAATTCTTGAATTTGTATATGATAGGTAGCGCGGCTAAATATATTTTACCGGAGCAAATATCATTATTATTTGAAGATGCATTTTTGTGTGACAATTATGATCATAAATTTATGCCGGTCAGAATTAATCAAAAAGTTTGTGCCGAAGAATATTTAAAAGCAATATTAAAAAAGAGGTTTCACGATAAAGGAGATATAGATTGGTATAATTCATACTATTATATAATTGATGATTATATAGATATGGCAATAGAACTTGGCGAAAAAATCAATTTAAAGGAAAGAAAAAGAAATATTCTTCAACTTCACGATTATTATTGTGATAGGATAGCTGCCAAAAAAGCAGCTAAAGGCAGAAAAAAATTACAAATTCCTGAAACACCATTAAAGTATTTAGAATTGCCTGATAACTATAAAAAGCTTGAAAGATATAATGAATTTGTATCAGAAGGCAAAAAACAACACAATTGTGTTGCAAGCTATATAAGCGATGTGGAAGATGGCAAATGCATGATTTTTAGTGCAACTGTGAATGATGAACGATTGACAATCGAAATCTGTAAAACAAAGACATCGTTTAAAATTAGTCAGTGCTTAAAACATTTTAACGAAAGATGCTTACCTGAAACATTTAAAATCGTAGAAACAGATGTAAAAAATGCAACAGAAAACGCTTATAAAAAATATAACACCATTCAAAAAAGAAGAAAAAACAAAGAATTAAAGGCAAAATTATAGAAAGGACTAAATTATGGAAGAATTCAAGGTAGAATTAGAAAATTTAACTGATAAAGAAAAGAAAACTTTTCTTCACTTGGTTAAAAAAAGTAAAAAAAGTCGCAGAAAACATATGAACGAAATATATTACAGTATTGCTGAAGATGGAAATATTGTCGGCAGTGTTGAAAACGATACCTTCTACGATGAAAGCTGTTGGAAATTTGGAAATTATTATAACACCAAAGAAGAAGCTGAATTTGCAAAGCAAAAGCAATTAGTATATCAAGAGTTGAAAAAATATGCCTTAGAACATAATACTGAGAAAATTGATTGGACTAATAATTGTTCAAGCAAATTTTATATTACTTATGGTTATCAAAATAACGAATTATTTATTTATAATATGCAGACAGTTAAATGTCCAAACACGGTATATTTTACCTCTGAAAAGATTGCAGAAAATGCAATTAAAGATATTGGTGAAGATAGAATTAAGAAATATTTATTTGAAATTGATTAAAAGGAGACAAAGACAATGCCAATTAAAAACTATACAACAAAAATTGATTGTTACCAGTCAATTGGAGAAATACAAGGCGCTCTTGCAAAACACGGCGCAAGACAGATAATGATTGATTATGATGAAAACGGTAAGCCTACCGGAATTGCATTTAAGCTTGTAAACGGTAATCAGTCGCAAGCATTTATATTGCCGGCAAATATAGACGGCGTGCTTGAAACATTTAAAAAACAAAAAATCAAAGTTGATAGGGAACAGGCAGAAAAAACAGCTTGGCGTAATGTACGAGATTGGATTCTTGCACAAATGGCATTTATCGAATCGGGTAATGTAGAAGTTGATGAAATATTCTTACCTTATCTGACTGACGGTAAAAAAACGCTGTATCAAGCATATAAAACAGGACAACTACTATTAAGTGACGGAGGAAATACTTATAGTGCTTGAATTTAACAAAATTTATGATATGGAAGGCACAGAAGGGCTATATGCACTTGAACCTCACTCGGTTGACCTGATTGTTGCCGACCTGCCTTACGGCGTTACAAAGAACAAATACGATATACCTATTCCTTTTCACAAAATGTGGGAAGCAATTGATTATGCACGAAAACCAAATACAGCTATTCTTCTGTTCGGGCAGGGTAAGTTTTATATTAATTTATGTGCAAGTAATATTGATATGTTTCGATATGACTATTGCTGGAACAAAATACTTACATCAGGTTTTCTTAATGCATCGAGTATGCCATTACGACAGCATGAGAATATTGCTGTATTTTACGAACAAAGACCTACATACAATCCGCAATTTACAATAGGTCAACCTTTACATTCGAGGGGCAATTATACTCAAGACAAAGTTAATTCAAATTATTCTGATTATAAACTAAACGATAACAGAAAAGGATGTGTAGATAAATATCCTACGGATATATTAAGCTTTCCGATTGCTGATGAAGATGTTGAATTTTATGTTGACGGCTTGGATTATGAAAATCAAATATTCTATATTAATGACTTTATAGAATTTCAAAAAGTCAATCCAAGCAAAGCTATTCATCAAACAGAAAAACCGGCAGGACTTATGGATTTTCTTATTCGTACATATTCTAATCCCGGCGATTTAGTAGTTGACTTTACTTGTGGTTCTGCATCTACAAATTTAGCTGCAATAAGAAACAAAAGAAAAACAATTGGATTTGATTTCGGTAAATGTTTAAATCCAAAAAGTAAATATTATTTACAAAAATGGGCTGACATCGGAAATCAAAGAATAAAAGAGCTGATGGATATGCCTGAACAGATTACATTTGTATAAGGGAGAGATTATGATAACAAATTATAACAACAAAGTAGCAAATTACATTATTATACCAAATAATTTAAAAGAAATTTTAATAGAAAAATTCAAATCGTTAAATATTGAGAGCACCGTTTTAAGTTCAAGCGGTATCTATCTCAACAAAGGTCAAACAATGTTTTTGGCTGTGACTAATTTTACTAAGTCGGATGAAATTAAATCAATTCTTACAGAATTTGAAATTGATAATAATGATAAGTTGAAACAACATATTATTTTCTTTACCGTACCGGTACTTGATTTTAATGTTATCTAAATTAGAGAGGAAACTTTTTATGACAAATAAAAATTATTAGAACAAAATTTAGCTCATTGTGAAGATTGTGAGAATTTTTATCAAGATAATTGCAAAGACACTTGTGCATACGGAATTTACAGAACTGCCATGGAAAAGCAAATACCTGAAGAAGCTATAATATACAACTTTCCTAAAGCAACAGTAGGTTTTTGCCCTGAATGTGGTAATTTACTTGGCAAACACTCGAAATACTGTGACATGTGCGGACAAGCTGTAATTAACAGCTAATTATAGGAGATTTTGTTGTGGAGAATAATTATAATTTAGAAAACAAAAGTAGACAAAACCGAAGACTAAAAAAACTATATTTCAAAGAAAAATTCATCAAAATGATAAAGGATAACAAGACTTCTATAATTATATTATTTGTGTACTTTTTGATAGGATTGGCAGTCGTTCTTATTAAAAATTACAAACATGAGCTTACAGAAGACTTCTTTTTGGTTTTTGCTACATCTTACTTGGCTTGTGCTATGATTTTTTACGCCTGTTTATCATTGATAATTGGTTGGATGACGGGGAAAAGGGAATTTAATAAAAAAATGGCTTGTTTACCGTTGTCAAGTGATGAAATTTCTGCAAACAATATTAAGTCTGCCGATGATTATATTGAATTTCTTAATAAATATCTTTCAGGTGAAAAAATGCCCGGATATTTAGAAAAAGCAATTGAAGAAGATATAAAAAGTCGTTTTCGTACAGAGGGCAATCTGTATTATGATTATCGGTATTTCCCAACTCTCCCAATGAAATATTGCTGGAACGGTAAAAAAACTCAAACAGAAGAGGAACAAAAATGAGTTATATCATATTTATTCAGAATATAAAAGAACTTATTAAACAATACCCAGTCACATTTATATTCCAAAAAGAACTTCCGGAAAAATGTGAATCAAAAGAGGAACAAAAATGACATTTGAACATATGACTGCTGAGGAATATCAAAAAGAAATACTTGGCAAATGTAATAATAAAAGTGCTAAATATAAAAACAAATGTATTTGGTATGATGGCTTGTATTTTCAATCACAGAAAGAACTTGATGATTATTTGGACCACAAAAGAATGCTTATGGCAGGTGAAATCGCAGGTTTTTTATGGCAGGGAACACTTGTACTTGTTGAAGGTGGAAATACCTCAAAAGAACGTGCGGTGACTTATAAACCTGATGTTGTAACACTGTTTAATGATGGTACATACGAAATGAGAGAAGATAAAGGAAAGAAAACAAAAGACTATATCATCAAAAAGAAATTAATATTAAAAAAATATCCAAGAGTTAATTTCAAAGAGGTGTGA